CAGTGTGCTGTGCTCGCTTCTAGTTTCATACTTGTACAGACTAAGCAGATGAAAGGGCAGATACCAATCACTAGGATTGTACTCCACTCGTACTGCATGGGACTGTATCGTGCGTAGCTTAGATACAAATGCATCTGGTGAGTGCTGTAGATTAATCTTCTTAGTCTTAATCTTACCGCCCTTCATCCACTGATAGTAGCCATCCATCAACAACACTACGACATCCGCATCAGACTGAAGGCAACCATTAAGCTGCCTAGCTATCTTACTACCGGGATCTCTCATAGTGGGATTTGTTGACGAGATGAAGTCTGTAGGAGTTTTTCTTTCGACAAGGACAGTACGCTTATTACCGTTGTCTTGAGTGATGTCCATACGATAGTCACCATACTCAAGCTTCTCGACAGAGACAGGGATCTTAGAAGCCTTGAAAGCTTCTCGAACAATGTCTATAGACCCCTGCTCTCTTGAGTCGATTGTAAGCATTACTTATGCGGGTAGTATAACTCGCCCTCCACTTGCCTTTACATCTTCACAAGCCTGTACGTAAGTGTCCCATAGTCCTTGTTCAATATCGAACGTAGACCAAAGACTAGACTTGTTGTTGCCTAGGTACGGACGTACCTTGTCTTTCATTGTGGCTATCTGGTAACTAACCGGAGCCATCTTTAGATTCAGTGCGAACACAGTATCAAAGCGTTGAGTATTACGTTTCTCTCCGCCGGGTTTAAACCCTGCTTGCTTCCACATAGCTGTGGTCTCACGTACTGTTATATCTTTGTCAGCACCTACACCCTCTATATCTACTGGATGTGCCCATGCTGTAGCAGCTACATGAAACGGTGCACGGCCCGTAGCTACATCTAAGAAATCTTTGTTGTGCTTTGTCTTACACCAACCCCACTTGTCAATACCCGGAGCTGACGTACCTAGTCGTAGTTCCTCCACTCTATTAGAGAGTGTGATACCGTTGACTTTCATTTCATAATCTGCTTGTACTAGGTCCCATGCTTTATCCAACCCATCTATCATGAGCCAGTCACCAGCTTTTAGTGTCTGCTTTGCTTTGTTAAAAGCATCAGCTAACTGATCCCAGTTCAAGCACGGTTCGACCTCAATCTCAAGGTCAGGGTACAAACCATCAAGTAACTTGCCTAGTTTGTTTTCTAGATCTATCATGAAGATCTTAGAATCTGGATGCTTGTCTGCGATATCCAACAGTGATGATGACTTGCCGGAACTATCTGGACCTACTATTAATATTGTTTCTTTATACATACGTTAAACTTTCTACATTCACTGACACATTTGGTAATGCATCACACGGTAATGGACAGTTGCCACACCACCATCCGGGAGTAGGAGGAGTAATCTTCTCATCTAGTGACCGAATGACTTGTGGTATCATGTCATTTAATAACCAATCAGTATGCCTCCTATCTCTATTCGTTGTTGACCACACAATACGTGGGCCTTTTGTTTTTAAGAATATAAACTGTACAAAGTGAACGGACACTTTATCCCATCCACTAAGCGCAGCATATACCGTAGCCTGTAAGTCTTGGTCAAGCCACCGTTCATTCATCGGGCTTGTCTTAGTCTTCCAGTCTATTATTGTAGCGGGTTCCCCCATATAGTCAAGGTACCCATGAAGCTTCCACTTCTTATTGATGTTCATCTCAAGATGTTGTTCAGTTGCTATAGGGTTACTTAGGTAGGGGAATATCTCATCGTACATCTGGGGTACGAGTAGCTTTGAATCTTCTACGGACTTCTCTAGGAAATCACCGTTCCACGGACAGGTATCTAATACGTTAACACCGTTATCGTTATCAAAGCCTTCGTTCCAGATTGTTTCCATATGTTCAATAGCAGTATCTTGATCAAGCCAGTTTCCCGACTTGATGTATATATTGATAACGTCTTCCATGAACTTGTGGATGATTGTTCCACGCACAGTATTCTGTGTGACTTGGTAGTCCAGTTCCAAATCCGACATCTTCTCTCGTCGAAATCGTTCTGGACATTCTGAGAAGAGTGATAAGCCACTGTATGATAATGTTTTCATATTTGATCCTATTGATGACTTCTTTGGAAACTATCAAGAATGTGCTAGGCACGTAAGGACTTATTCAGCGAGTTCCCCCTTCGCGTCACCTTAAATGTTGTCTCATATGATTGGGGAATCATGTAAGTATGAGACTCAATAATCCTTGATAACTTCCAAAGAGGTCACCAATATGTCTACACATAATTATAACATATCTGCAGACATTTGGCAACCCCCTAATCGGAGGAGTTATTCGCTAGTAGCTAGCTGATACTTGCTGCTTTGATGCAAGAGCTTCGTCTTGAACAATGGCAATGCCACGCTCAAGGTCAAAGTCTTCTGCACTTCCAACAGTTGCTAGCACATCATACTTGCGCTCAGTACGACCACGGAATTCCTCAGTGTACGATGCAAGTACTAGGACTTTACCAACTAGGTCAGAACTACCGGGGTTCGGCAATCCAGCGTCTGAACACTGTCTGGTTATCCTACCAAGATCAGTCTTGGCATGCATGGATGGAGACTTACCTGCTTCCAACGCTTCAGCTTGCGCTCGACTAATGTTGATGTATATGTCACGATCAGGACTCGAAACTTCAGGGTGTATCTGGCGGTAAGACCATTTCAATTCCACTTTAGGGAATGAACGCTCTTCACCAGTTTCCTTGTCGTTGTAAGTGATCGTTCGCTTTTGAAACACAGGTTCCCCTGCAATTTCTGCTAAGATGACCGTTCGGTCAGAGACGTTGTTTGCGTCAAGAAGATCTTCACCCAATTCCAACACCTCAATTTCTTCTGTAGCCATTATATATATTTCCTTATCTATTTACAAATTTATTTCTAGGTACTTGATGGCTTCAAGAAACCACTGCGGAATGTCAGCCTTATGTTTCCTAGCTATGTCCTCAAACATTGCGTCAAGGATATAGATAGAACAGAAGTCTTTCTCATTCCTCATACCTCTTCCTGAGCCTTGAATGATATCTGAAATTGCTTTCCATGTGTACCAATCAGGGTCTTCAGAGAGCCGTTCTCGTACTACTTTATCCCCAAGAGACAGGTAAGGTACCTTGGGCATAATGACGTAACGACATTCATCATGCGGGAAGTCTTCGCCTTCTAAAATAGAGGGCGATAAAAGTATACTAGCCTCCTCCGATTCTTTGAATTCCCGAATAATTTCATTTTTATTACTCGCACTGTGTGTCATCATGAGTCGTCTGTATTTAGAATTGTTTCTAATCAACTCGGCTCGAGCATAACTTACAGTGTGAATAATTCCTTTGTGTTGTCTAGCCATATGTGCACCAATGATAGTATCAATTTCATCTATCATGGCTGGCATTAAACTAGACTCAGACTTAGCAGACATTCTGCCCACTGGCCTGTAATAAACAGGTCTACGTTTCACTTCATAGACACTATCTGTCTCTATTATATCATAGTCCTCTATACCGAGTCTATCAATATCATCGTGATTCATAGTAGCGGTCATTAGTACTACTTTGGGTACATCTCCGAAGAGATAGTTTGTATAGTCCCTTACGAATACAGGTCGCAACTTATACACAGAACCAATCTTATCAAATACCCACGGCTTGCCATTTTCTAAATCTACACCGGCTCGTATCATCAAGGTCAGGTTACGAGCAAGCCTCTGATACTTACCGTATCTCGACATGGCTCGTTTATAATCGGTTGTACTACCTTTGATTCTATCTCCAGCAGCCCCACCAGTTATACCATAAATCCATAATCGAGCACGTTGTAGCTCTTCTTCTACCTCTGGCATATTTTCTGCGGCCCAGTCTGACATACCTTCCACCGTAAGATTACGTGGTCTACGCCATGACATCGAGCCTATATCCCGGTCAGATATCTCAGCAGACACATGCTTCTCTAACTCTAGGTTAGACAAATGTGCCTCATCACAGAACAGCAGTTCAGGCTGTTTGAATGTCGTTGAGAACTCTGACGTGTACATATACAGAGGGTAATTAAAGATTGCAAAGTCTGAAACGTATGCACTCTCCCTATCTATGAAGTAATCACATGATGATTTAACTGCACATTGAAACCCTACTTGACAGGGTGCTTGTGTTACAGATACATCTGCGATAAGACATTCATAATTATCTCTACCTTTTAACACAGGTGCAAAGGAAAAGGAGGAACGTAGTTGATCCTGTAACCTAAGCGTAGATACCACAACATGAGTACGTTTCTCTAACGCTCGTTGTGCTACCACTGACAATAGAGATTTGCCAGTACCTGTTGGGGCGACGAGAACAAGGAATCGTTTATCAGTTTCATACCAGTCCAAAATCTTTTGAGCTAGTTCTTGCTGATTAGGATACCATTCATTCTCATCTAACCCGTATTCTCTTGGGGTTGATGCTACTAATATTCCGAGTCTCCTTCCAAATCTTCAGCGGTTATTATTGACTGTATTAATGATGCAACTTCCATATCATCTAGGTCCAGAAGATTAGCGTATGCAGTTGTTATTGCATCCATTAGTTCATCTGAAAACGACATATGTTCTGTCTTATTAAAAACATTAAGTAATAGAGGATGATTGGAGCTAGTCAACCAGATATGACGGAGTGTTCCATCTTCTGTTTGCTGCATCCTAATAAATAGTTCAAGAGTTATTAATCGTATAACAGCATTCATGTACATGTCTTCTGTCCATGAATCAAACTCTTTCTTTGCTATCTCTTCAATCTCATCTAGTATACTCAACTACCGACTCCTAATGCATCTAGTGCTGCGAATGTCTTTTTCTTTATCTGTTCCCCACGACCACCTACCATAGCAGATGCGAACCTACGTTCACTCTGTGTTCTAACGGTAGCAGACTCACGCTTGTTAAACGGAATACCATGGTCAGCATAACCTGAAGCAGCCTGTAAGAATGAGTACGCAGTCTCTCCGTTACGATCATATTCCTCATCAAGGAACTGAGTAACAAAGATGTTACGTTGATTCTTTTGCCAGCTAGTCATGTCATCCCCTGTAGGGTCACCGAATAAGTGGTTGAGAATATCCTTCTCTCTAGAGGCTGCTAAGTTAACGAGCATAGCTTTCTCTAGCCACTCTTTCATACGTCTGTTTGCCGCAGTAGTTATTAGTACTGATTCCCGTGCAATTTCAAGGTTGGTACGCATGTTAGTATTGTGGCGTACCTTAAAGGATGCTTTACTCTGTGTCCAGTATCTGCTCTGTGTTGCAGCGGTAAGTGTATTATAGCACACTACCCGAACATTTGTTGGGAGCAGGTGGATAGCATACTTACCATCATGTCCTGTTGAGATAAGGAAGTACTGCCAGTAATCTTCATCACCAACTCGCATATCTTCCTCAAGCTTCATAAGCCCGGCAAACTTCTTACCACCATCAAGAACCATCATTGATTCCCAACGAGCAATACCATCTTGTAGCAGACTATCTGCCCAGTTGATTGCCTCTATGTTTTGAAACGGTTCATACTTATCAGATGTGATACCGAGAATCTGTTGTGTATCTTCTCGTACAACTGCTACCTGATTCGGTACAGGTACATCACGCCATCCATCTTTAATAAAGAGAGGAGACTTAGATACTTTGTAATTAAAGTTCCCTAACTTCAATGCCTGTTCTGTGGTGAAGTTCTCAGGTACTGTTATACCTACTCCATGCCACGCTGGTTTCTCTGCGTATACCGCAGAACCTTCTTCTACTAAGTGAGCCATACTAATTCCTTTCTAGTGTATATCGCCCCAGTTTTTTCCTATCGAGTACTCTGCAACAAGTGGTACGTCTAATGACATTGCATCTTCAAATGCTGACAGTACCTCCGGTGCTATACTTGTAAGTTCTTGTTCATCGCCCTCCAGTAATACTTCATCATGTATTTGTTGCACCAACTTTATACCGGGATTAAATTTATCCGGATATATTTTGTCAAGTAATTCTTGTATCTTGTTGGTTGCTATTTTTGTGATGTCACCACTTGCTGTCCCTTGGAAGAGGGAATCAAATGCTGACCGTTCTGCTGCGCCACGTTCAGAACTATTGTATGAATTGATGCCGTGTATGTATGACCTGTGACCTCCAAGTGATTCAACATACCCATACTTGCGAGCATCAGTAATAACTGCTGTACGTAAGCGTTCAATCTCTGGTATGTTTGATGCAATCTTGTTAAGTACATTGGCTGCATAATCCACTGGTCTATTCAACATCGCAGATATCTTTATGGGAGAGGCCCCGTAGATAACGGCGTATACGATATTTTTAGCTGCACTTCTTTGGTCTCCGGTAATCTCACTAACAGGAACTTCAAAGATAAGCGATGCCATTTCTTTGTGGACATCTCTTGTCTCGTCAGAGAAAGCGTCAACGAGGGTCCGGTTTTTAGAGTAGTGTGCAAGAATCCTATACTCAAGTTGTGCTGCATCAGCTGACAAGAGTACGTGTTCCCCCTCACCTTCAAATAATCTTCTGATTGATTTGCCATTATCTGTCCTTATCGGTATGTTCATTAGGTTTGGCTCGGTTGATGCCAGCCTACCTGTTATTACTCTGAATGGATTAAGCCTTGAATGTATACGATTGTCCGTACCGATGTGGTCAGGGTATCCCTTGAGATAGGTGTTAATTAACTTTGCTAACTCTCTATACTCTAGTATAATACCAACCACTTCATGTGTGTTCTCGATACGTTCAAGCTCTGCCTTTGATGTGGAGTACCCTGTCTTGGTACGTGCTGTTGTAGGTAGCCCTAGCTTCTTGAACAGTAGCTTGCCTAGCTGTACCGGGCTATTGACATTCATCTCTTCGCCATTGTACATCTGTATTCTACTGTTTAATAGTTCAGCACGACCCTCTAACTCATGGAGCAGAGGACTTAGCTTCTCCATATTTAAGAACATACCATTGTAAGACATGCGTATACATGCTGATAAGAATGGCATCTCTATCTCTGTGTATCTTTTGTGTTGCTCCTCAGTTAATCGCTTACCTAATACCTGTCCTAATCGAAACGACTTGACGGCATCATCAGCAGCGTAAGGAGCACCACGAGCAATGTCAATGTTATCAAAGGTATCCCCCTTTGTTACTGCACCAAACTCTTCCATGACATCACCGAGTATATCAGCCGACAATGCCTTCAGCCCTAGTTTGTTAGGTTGTGGTACATGCATACCTAACATATAGGCAAACCCTTGCACATCTAATAGATTAGTAGGGAACCCTAGTCCATGTTCAGCTGCCATCAGCACATCAAAAGAGAGGTTGGCACCGACTAAGGTTTTCTTAGCCAACATAGGATGAAGCTTATCCTTCACCTCACCCCATGGTACATTCTTATATTCACCTTCTGTATTGTGAGATACTGGCAGGTAGTACCCATGCTTACCGTCGAAGCTAAATGATTCTCCTACGATATGGTTGTTCTGCCAACTAAGTCCATTAGTTTCCGTATCCCACCCTACTATATCAACTTTAGATAGTTTTGTCAAGAAGTCAGGGAGGTCTTGTATCACCTCATAGTTAGAGAATGATTCCCTACCCACCTTAACATGTATATTATCTGCGATAGATTTCAACTTGATCTCTCCTTCCATAGGATTCTCAGCCCAATCCCACCGCTTCTTTCTTGTCTGACCTGCCTTCATCTTAGCTGCCTTGCTAGGCTCCACAATCTTCTGCTTGGCAAAGAAGCTAACATCTCTAGGGTCATATCCTAGGTCAAGCTTAACTCTGTTGGCAGTAACTTCTTGTGGGTCTAGCCAGTTCTCAGATGGTCTATAGCTAGTGGCACCATAGTTATTTAAAGCCAGCACTTCAGGATTAGCTGACATAATAACTGCATCATCGAATGCTATCCCTGCCCGTTTGATACTGTTTAATACATTGGTGGTGTAGTGGCAGTCTTGAAAGAAAGCACCACGATTATCCTCAGTATTAAACACTACAATAGTATCAGGGTAGTGCACCATCTTTAGTTTGTATGACATCCTCAGTGCTATTAGATTTACCAGCTTGGTATCTAATGGAGGACTCATCATCTTGTGTAGACTTGGCAGGTCGAATAGTAATATCATACTCAACCTCCTCAAAAGGTATGTAACTTATCCATACTTTATCCATATATCTGTCTCGCTGTCCATACATCTGGACTATCTGCGGCTGACTCCCAACAAAATTTGTGCGCATCATAGCCATCAGCCGTACACCATGTCTCCTCACCCTTCTCTATGCCTTCCTCACAGAACCAACACTCACTATCATATACTATCTTACTCATATCCTCTGCCCTCCTATAGTGGGGAACCTTCTACGTTGTGTTTCTGTAGCCGTTAGTACGATGTCACTTGATAGTGCTGTCATGACACGTATCATTGTGTCCTTATCGTACATCATATGACCGCATATATTACACATGTATTCTCCCGGATCATCTTCACGTACTGACCGGGACTTACAGTTAGGACATTGCATCTTTCGCATCCACCAATCTTACATACATTATCTTGTTATTAACTTCTATTTGGGATACTTTCCTATGCTGTTGCATATCTTGTAGGTGCCGCATGATAGTAGTACCTGCTACACCAGACCGTTCTTCAATCTCAATTGGCTTATACGGATGATTCTTTTTCATAGCACGTACAATTTTCTCTCGTGATTTTTTATAGCGTGGTTGATTAAACCTTTTAGGTACGCCCCACTGTCCCTTCAACTGTTCCTCATTCTCAGGAGAATCAAAGATGTCAGCAGGTAACCACGTAGCTTGACAGTCACTACACATACCACATATTCCATAGCGTTCTTGTCTAGCAATGTGCATTGAATCTAAATCTACAGTGATACCACAACCTAGGCATTCACCAGCTAGTATAGCTTCCGAAGGTTCTTTACCGAACACTCTCATAGAAAGGTCATTCAGTATATTAGTGAAAGATTCAGCACGTTCTTTGTTTATAAAGGTACTCATATCAACCCAATCTTTTTTGTGCAGTATTGTAGTAGCTCTTTACTAACTCACTGCCTATGAATTTTCTATTCAACCTCTTAGCTACAACACCAGTGGTACCTGTGCCCATGAATGGATCATAGATTGTATCACCTTCTTCACTGAAGTTCAAGAGGATTCTTTCTACTAATGCTTCAGGCATTTGTGCAGCATGATTATCTACCTTCTCATGTGGTAGTGGCCTACCTATATTCCATACATCATCCAACGTACCACGTTCAAACGTACCCTTATCTCTAAACTGTCTGCTAATAGGATAGTCATTATCAAACACCAGTATAAGTTCAGAGCGCCGATTCAATACTTGTTGTTGCATAGCTGGCTGTCCGTTCCCCTTATCCCAGATGATAATCTCCTTTAGATACTTAGAGAAGTCTCCAATTATCTTAAACCACGCACGTTTACTACCAGTAACAATGCCCACATTATAGAAGATTAGGTCAGAGATACTTAGTAGGCTTTCAAGTACCAAGCTATGAAAGTTTGTGTAGTCATCAATCGGCATGTTATCTGTGAAGCCATCATACTTATTACTAAACTCTTCAGTAATCTGACGGCTACGATACTTGCCATCTTGTATACGCAGATTCATATTGTAAGGGGGTGATGTTACTACCAGATCGACAGGCTGCCTAGTCTTTTTATTATCTCGTACATGTTCCCATCTCAACCTATTGATTGTGTTTAAACAATCTTCGTGGTAAATCTCTGACATAATTTAGTACCTTCTCTGTTGTAGGTGTAGTCTGTTTATAATACAGACGAATCCAATACTGGAACAGCTCATTAACTGTATCTGCCCTTGGATCCTGCCGCCCTATACTATCCATTACTTCTCTGTTTAATGCCGTAAAGATAGCAAGTGCTAGTTGCCTATCATCTGTATCATGTATTACACCCATACTATTTCTCCCAATTCCAATCTTCATTATCATACTGACGCTCATCATCGTAGAGGTTAGCCTTATCATCTTGGTCACGTTCCCATTGTTCGGCCTCTTCATCAGATAGTAAGCGCCACCTACCACCACGTAGCAGGTCATCATTATCTATTTCATCTTGTACAAAGTTTCCTATAGCATCAGTGATGATGTGATCTGGCATCTCGATGATAGCTTGATGCCCATTCTCATTAAAGAACTCTACATAAAACTTTGGATACATTGCTCTCCAACCCATTACAACCACCCTGCTACTTGCATACCTTCTTCTTTATAGAACCATGAGAACTTTAAGTCGGGATACTTTTCTACTAGCTTATTGTAGATACCTACTGGTGGTCCCCATGCTGTTTCAAAAGTAAGCTGTGCTTCATCGTCAGCTATATACAAATCCTTACTGGATGAAGCAGTCCATTTAGTTCCCCAAGTATCTATACACCAGTTATACCCAATGTCGTTGTACCATTTTGAGAATGGATGATTCATTTGTTCTTCCATAGTAGAGTCAGGTGTTAAATCATCTGTTGATGGTGCGCTGCTAGGGTAGGGTATAACTTTTATAAAGTCTAATACCCCATCTGTAAAGCACTCATCTACAAATTGTTTTAACTGTTCTTTATTCTTATGGCCGTATATATTTACTTCATTCTCGCACCAGTTAGGCATCGCTGTTCTCTCCTAAGTCATCTTCTAATATCTCTTTTATCACAGCCTTCAATGAGTTCTCATCAACACGTACAGTTATCTCACAATCTGTACTGCTGTAGCCATCGTTCTCACCGTTGACACTAATCTCATACTCTACGCTACAGATACTACCCGGATCTTCAATAGCTGGTGCTAAGTGTCTCTCTAGTATCGACGCTATCTCTTCTATTGTGCTCTCTGTTAATGTTATGTTAGCCATTCTTAATCTCTTTTCTTATTTTTTCTACCCATTCAGACATGTCCTGTATGCTACGGAACAATCCTGTATGTTCAGTGCCTTCAAATCCATCTTCTAATTGTTGTAATGAATACTTCAGCTTATTTAAGTATCCCTCTGTACGGTATAGCAGTAAGCCTTCCCTCGTTACGTTCCCCTCTTCAGGAGCTACCCCGTTGTCAGTCAATCCTTCCATACTCATGCAACACTCCTAAAGTAATAGTTACTACCATTGTATTCCAACTTAATATAGTCCTCCCTAAGTAGCTCATGCGCTACAACTTCCCAATCAATAGCAAATGCTAAGACATCATCGAGTTTGTTTAATGACTCATCATACTCATAGATTACCTTAGCAAAGTACTCATCTGAACTAGCAGAACTTATGAATAAACCTTGGTCATGTATCTCACTCTGTCCCTCTTGGTGATACTCTATCCATGCACGTACTGCATCGACAGGTATATAATCATCCCATCTTAGGATGAAGTCAGGGATAGCATCCAGTTGTTCTTTAGTAATCTTATGCGGTCTACCATCTAAGGTCTCATGCCCCGCAGCAAATACTAAAGTATCATCTGTCTCTACCTTGTTTCTTACTGTTGCATAGTCAGTCATTAACCTCTGTCCTCTCTAGCTACGTGGTATAGCCCTTCAATCCGAAAGTCCCCATACATATCTTTCCATATCTGTATAGCCATGGCTTCTATGTCATGTCTACATACTTCCTCCTCTAAGGAAATTTCCACCCCTCCGTCAGTGAAGCCATCCTCCACTGCTTGTATGATCTCAATTAGAGTCATATCATTGTGTGCTTCAATACCTACTTGCATGTATCTTCCTCCCATTCTTTTAGATACAAGTGGATCCAGTAGCAGCATCAGCGCCCTTAGTGTGCACTACGCTTCAGCAATGGCAAGGAGTTCGCCGTTAGTCATATCCATGGAGGTCATGCTAGGCATTTTACCATCGGATAAGTAACTACTGAATCCACTTGTAACTAATAGAATACTAGGCCGACAGGTAAGGATACTCAGCAAATGGCTTAACCCTTTTTACCTGCCGACCTAGCACCAACATGGTAGAGGTCTCATAATAAGGAGCAATTATGGTACCTCATAGGGATGTACAAGTAACTTGGGGGTGTGAGGAAGTCACGTTACTTGTCCACCCTTATGAGGTAGTAAGGCTAATGAGCTATGTTTGAAAAAAACTCAAGCATATCTGTGTTGAGTTACATATCCTATTAGCCTTACTATAGTAAAGTCTTAATAATAATTAATTGTTAAATTAATAAACTACAATCGTCATATGCTATCAAGACCTTACTAGTGAGACTCCTAACGTCAGATACGTGCACAACCCTCTAATAAAAAGTTGTGAATTTTCGCTAGGAATCTCACTAGTAAGGGGGAACCTATTGACGGTAGGCTCCCACTGACTAGACTTTATTAGCGTTCACCCCGACGTGGAGCTTCAATAGCTACACCGTCGTGAGCATCTACGTCACCGCCGAAGAGGTGTCCGTTAGCTAGGTTAACTAGCATGTGGAATGTAGAAGCTGTGATAGGAGGAGCCATCTTAGTGTAGACATCTCCACCTTCTTTGTATTGGGTAGATTTGCCGAAGCTAATCTGCTTCTCCCCATTATACTCTGATTGCCAAGCAACCAGCTCGGTGTTATCACCGACTCTAATTCGTACCGCATCTTGTGGTACTTCAACAAAACTTTTAGCCATTCTATTATCCTTCCGTTGACTAATCTTTTTATCTTGACAGCACCGTCCTGCTGCCATAGAAACTGACCGACCCAGTGGACAGCCCCTTCGGGGCTGGTGCTAGGCCATCAGTTTTACTATCTTTGCTATCTCTCTAGCATCAGCGAGTTGTTCTATATTGTTACGTATGTATAACCGTACATCCTCAGTCAGTGCGACCTCTGCCTTACGGAAGTCATCCCACTTCTCACTAGATTTCCAGTTGTGACTATACATAATCATAGCTGTCTTTGGTGGATTGTAACCTACATGAGCGTTACCTTCCTTATCTATGTACCAACTGCCATCTGCCATAAGCCTAATAGCAGGGTACACTGTATTTATAATCGCTTCGGTTAGTTTCTCAGACCTATTAAGCATACGCTCAATAGACTCACGAGATAGTTCCCTGACGCGACTAACATACCTAGCATGATTCCAATAATCCCTTAGCAGTTTATCTCTTTCCTCAGTGCTAACAGCAGTTTGACCTTCGTCCTTACCTGTTGTCCACTTTGCAGTGCCTTCCATAATCTCTCCTAATACCTCAATCTCTATAGACCTACCAATATATACCATAGTCCCGGTCATTACCCATAAGTCCTCATCCCTAGCCCTACTACATACTTCAGGCTTACTCGTACCATCACGGGTTACTAACCGTATGATACCTTGCATCTTATACCTACGCCATTCGGCCCCTCCATAACCCATGGCATCCATTACTATCTGAGACAACCATGCCCCAGTATTAGGTATCCTAATTGTTTTGCGTTTAGTTTCCATTACTCGTACCTCACTATCATTAAATCACCACATTGCCTACAGTCTAATGACGCGTAGTCACTTATGAATAAGTCATTAGTCCACAGGTCATAATCAAAGTATGTACTCCAATCACTATCAAGAAACCCTGTTTCACTTGCTAAATCCGCAGCAAATTCATCCTCACTTTCCCAACATCCTTGATATGTGTACCAAGACTGAGACGGAGGCTCTGCATATACGTCCCAAAGCTGTGCCATTATAGACTTTGTATGTTCATCAGCATGATTAAAATCTATAACGTCTTCATAAGTTTTTAACCCATCAGCGATTAGATTAAGTTCACACTGAAATAAGTATAAATTACCCATCTATAAACTCCTTATCCTCTATAGCTACACCACATTCGACGCAGCTAAAGTATTGCACTATACGATAGGCTGTATCCCTACTGTACTCCGGCGGCCAGTAACCCTGTTTAGTAACTAACTTAGTTTCTGTACAGCGTTCCTCCGTATCCTTAGCCGCATGGTCAGCGTGTAATACATCACCAACCTGATAGGTATTAACCCATCGCTTCATCCCGTGTTTACCGTACTCTACGAATGGCATTATGCTTCCTCCCATACTTGCATCCTACGAACCTCTATGTAGCTGCCCGTGTCTTTACCCTCTTGCAGATTATCAATCTCCTGCGATACTAACGTGTAGAACTCTTGTTCTGGTTCATCCACGTAAGGCATAGGGATATTATCACAATATAATACCCCGCCCCTTACACAGAATTCCCCCTCATCCGTGATTAATACCGTGTAATCTATGTCTATGTTTGGCATACGTAAACTCCTTTCGCTGCCTCCAGCAACACTGACCTTCCAGCCGGACAGACCCCTTCGGGGTCTGATGTCAGACTTTGCATAGTTTATTTAGATACCATGTCAGTCCAAAACCGGCACAGAAACACTGACCGGCAGACTGGATACCCCCCTTCGGGGGGTAAGACCAACCAACTTTTTCTATATACATATACGCGCATACACACACGCGCACACGTACACACGGGTATACACATACCCGCATATATACACACATACACATACACTCACACGTATACGTGTATTATATATCTCCTAACTGTGTGTTATTGTGTTTAATTCATCCGTTACTAGCGCGTCTACACCTGCTTCCGTACTCGTGAGCTTCGCGTGTATCGCGTATAACGTACTATCTTCGGCCTCATTAAGCTTCTGTATTACGTTCCTAATGTACCTACGCGTAGTCTTGTTCCCCTGTAAACCCCTGTTCTTACCCGTTAACGCGTTAAACACAGCCCGTATATGTGACGGAGGTAACTTAATACCCTTATCGCTTAGTATCTTCGTTAACGTGTGTACATCGGCCTTAGTATGGGGCTGTTGTTTACTCGCCTCATACACATCCATCGCACTACTGGGGTCCTTTATACCGAGTGACTCCGCGTAATCTAGTACGTCATGGGGAACTATAGTGAGCCTCATCTCCGCACGTTCACGCCTATATGACATTACCGCAGAGTTTACACATGAACTCAGGTAATACCACGGGTTACGTATAGTACGGTTACGGGACTGCGCGGTAAGGAACTTCTCTACAGCCCTACTAGCAAGGTCTTCTAACAGGTGTAACCCGCGTATCTCCTTGTCATACAGATCCCAGTCGCGGTTATAGGTAACCTTTATAAGCCGCCGCATAGAGAAGTTATATAACCCCTTCGCATCCATGGTTTTAGTCCCGTTAGTCCACACTATCTCGTCGTTATACTGCCCTCCTCCGCGTAGTATTAACTCACGCGCAACCTTAGAGTGCTGCTCTTTAATCCCGCGTATATCTGCCGCAGATAAACCGCCGCCCTGTAAGATGTTCCTAGACGTGATTGACCAGTTCGCCTTATGCCACGCCTTCCACGCCTTCATGTATGCCGCGTGACTATCCCAGAACTCAGGAGAATCTCCATTAGGGAAGTCCTCATACGTGAACATATGTCCCGTACCGGCCCGCTTATGGGGATGTTTCTTAACCCACGGTTCATCGCATGCATGACAGTAAATGCTATACATGGGACTGTATTGCAGCTCTATAAAGACCGGCTCTGGTTTATTGCGCTGCCAATACGCGATAGAGTTTTTCTTATGCGCACTACATGGGTGTATTAATTCCCGTCTAGGTGGCATGTTAAAGTCGTACACATCCTTAAACGTACACGCTTTACATGTGGTTATATTATTCATTAGCTGGCTCCTTTCAGCCTTCGGAGACTCTGACCGTCTGGCCGGATAGCTCCATGGGAGCTAGCCTAGCAAAATCTGCCGCCCTTGTCAAGCCGCCGCCTCCCATACGGGCATATAAGTGCCACCCATGCCACGCAATCACGTATAAACCAAGCTAGTAAACAACTCATTAACACCCACAGGTATATAAAATCCCTCATAAGTCCAGCGACTAGCGATATAGAGCCAACTTTACTGTGATTTAACATCATATTAACTCATATGTAACATGATAGTAACGATTCTGTAACATAACCGAAACATTATAGGTTGACATCACTATACATATGTATTATACTAGGGTGGTGGGTGGGATTAACCCGGCATTATAGCAATACAATACCATATCAACACGCCACCAACGCGCATGTATTATTATTATTATTATATATATATTATATTATATTATTTTACTTTACTTTACTATAGTTTTAACTATAGTAATTACTATAGTGATACGTGTGCGGGTGTGGGGGGCGGGGAGGGTGTATGTGTGGGCTAACAAAAAAGAGTAGGGCATACTAACAAAAGAAGTTAGGGTATGCTAATAAAAAAGATTAGTGTGTGCTAACACAAAATAGAACATATGTGCTAAAAATACTAGTGGTAGATTTAGGTAGGTTTTGGATTTGACGGGATATATCCGGATCGCATATCCTACGGATAGGGTAATAAAGGGTAGACAGAAAAGGAGAAATTAATATGTCAAACTCAAAAAAAATTGTTATCGGTTTTGTTAAGAATGGGGGCAAGGTTTCCGTGTGGCAGTCGGAGGCACTGGAAGAATTCATGAGGGCACATAATAAAGACATAAATGTTGTGTACTCTAGGGAATTTGGCTATGCTTCCTACGACCAGAAAACTGGTATCGCTGATTGGGATAATCGGTACATGGTGGATTGGGATGATAGACTCAACCCAGAGGCGCACGCTAAGGAATTTGGCAAAAATGCTAAGGAGGTAGAGTTGTCACCACTGGCGCAAGCTTACGTATCCACTCTGGGATTGTCTCCATTTGAGGCGGTCAGGAAGGAAAGAGCCGAACTAAAAAAGCAAGCTAAGAAAAATTCTTAGGCTGTCCTAACGAAGGCCGGATGCTTACCCTCATCCGGTCTTTTCTTTACCCCTAACATTTAATGTTAGTACATGCTAACAATTATTATTAGGTAGCACTAACAAATATTATTAGCCCATGCTAACGCCAAGCATTAGCCTATACTAATTTTATTTATTAGCACATGCTAACTTTTTTTATTAGCCCATGCGAAATCTGGGGCGGGCGGGCGGGATTGCGTAGGGTACCGGAGCGAAAAGAAGAAAAGAAAAATAGGTAACTCGACAGATCCAGAAATTTCACTTTTTTTCTAGCACTGGCACAATTATGCCATTATCGTTTGCCACCGAAGTAGGGAACGGCGTGGCCGTCGGCTATCAGGCTGTCGTTTAGGTTGACTCCATCGCATATGAGTTCCCCCAAGATTCTGCCGTACTTGCCGCGTTCGTGCGAAATAAGTATTATCTCTTCGGCTTCTTCCAGCATCTTCTTTGTGTACTCTTTTGCTTCAAGCCCACGGGCCTTTTCTTCGAGGTCTCTTGTGCGACTCTCCGGTGTGTTAAGGCCGAAAAATCGAATACGCTGGTGTTTCATCTGTACGTCGAAGCCCAAGTCAATGGTTACGTCGCAAGTGTCACCGTCGATGACGCGTTCTAAATAAACTCTGTAATTATACATATATCACCAAAACTTTCTGAATGGACATTTCTTTTTTTCTTTTCTATTTATAGCAAGCGGCCAAGAGAACTTTGGAAGGAATTCTTTTAATTGAACAGATCTTTCTTGTTCTAGGCTTTCTGCTTCTGTTGGGCGTTTCTTTACAAGTTTGTACTTTTCACCTCCATCTGGAAATCGTATTGCAAATACCGGGTCGCCGCGATTAATCTTTATCTCCTGTCCGCGTGTAGATAACGAGGTTTGATTTATTGAACGGGGCCACTTACTCAAGGGGAACATCCCGGGTACTATTGGGTTCCCCATAGATATCTCTTCTAGCCATACATCTTTGTCTGGGGTCCACATTAGATAACGTGGGGAAAATTGCATAACAAGTTTATCGTCTATAACCTCATCATCCAATACAACTGTATGGAAAGATTGGTTTTCTTCGGGAGTAAGAAGAAGCTCTACTTGACTACTTCCCTCTTCTTCTTTAAGTTTAAAGTGAAGGGGAACTTGTGAATAGAATACAAATGTATTTGTTACATACTGGGTTACTGCTGGACACGTTGCAAATTTGTGGCCTTCCCACCAGTTTATATTCTGTAGGTACTTTTTGTAGGTAGTGGGTGGAATAAATACATCATCCATAAAAAGTGGATTATCTAGAGGGTCTTCTTGTTTATCTGCTCCATGCCATCGAAGCCAAGGATGATAATACACTGTTTTCATACAAGAACTTTCTCTCTTATATCACACAATTTGTGTAATCTCATAGCTTTATCGTGCCGCCACGGAACGTAATAATCTTCTGTGAAGTCTCGCCAATGCTGTTCGCTACTATCTCTTCTTTCGTCGGCTGTGATCGCGTTGGATGTGACACTGGGATTGGAACCGACGTGGACCATCTCGAAACCACGCTTCCGCAATAGATCATACTCATTAGGATAACGAACATCGTCGAGAAACATATGAGTACTTGGAGGGTGGCTATCAATAGTGCGGGCCATAATGTCGACCCAATAGTTCGCATCTACATCTCGCATCCTGTTGCCACAAAACTGCAACAATTGCCGCCACTTGTATTTTTCCGGCACTGTGGTCAAGTCTTCCATCGGAATGTCGAAAGTTTGACTGACACACTTTCTCAGTGGTGCTGCAAATGATAGCATAGTTCCCCTGTACAGTGCAGCCATCTGGCGTGACAATGTTGACTTACCGCAGCCGGGGGAACCAAAGAATGCTATCCTCATTTTCGTACTACCTGCCACACAATTCGTGCAAGCCCAATAACTCCCACAACAACGGAAGTCCATGAGATTATGTGGATGGTCATAACACCCTCAAAGAGGTGTTGGGACACATCAGCCATAATGCCCCCAAAGAGGATAAGTGGTATTGGAAAATAATCTTTAAGTAATTTCATTAGTTTGGTAGCGGGGGCCGGAATCGAACCTGACGACCTTCAGACAATGAACCTGACGAGCTACCACTGCTCCACCCCGCGTCGCTCCTAGTTTTGCATTATTCGGGCATATTCCATCCAAGCTTGTGCCATTTCAGGACTGCCGTCGTTTTTCAAACCTTTGGTTGCTAGGAAGGCTTCCCAAGCTGCAGCGCCAGCGGCAGTAGCGGCTTCGTATCGTTCGGCCATTTCTGCTTCGTGCTCTTCTACAGTTTTAAAGGGTTCCAATCCTAGTCGGATACGTTCATCATTGTCATATACGTCCCAAGCAGGTCGGGCAGCTTTCCAACTGTCGTAACTCTCCCGGTCTTTAATGCGTGTGACACCGTATCCAAGGGAGGGGTCAAAGCGCATCTGCCACTCTGGAAACACCATTTGCTCCCAACCGTCTTCGTCTACCTCAGCATCTACAACACGTCCTGTTGGATCATACTCAAATAGTACTTCACCGTTCTCTTCTATCTTTTCCATTAGTCGAAAATCTCCTCCATCAAATCTAACCTGTATTCATTTGTTTCACTGGTTATCACTACGTTTACCAGAGCCTCTTCTAAATATAGAATACGTTGTTGTACTTCTACAATTTGTGCATCTTTATACTGAAGAGCTGCTTCATGTGACTGTAGTGTATCATATATTGTGCCAACGTAGTAAATAGCTGAAGCTAGTGTTGCGATAATAGGAATGAATGCACCAATTAAAACTAGCTCATTTTTCATTATGTCTACTCGTTACCTCTTGACTAAACGCCTCAAAGAGTTTTCCCAATCCAGCAGACACAGGTAGCGAAAGCACGGCCAAAGCTGTGAGAAGCCCTTCAATAGAATTCAATGTTTCTGGATTTTCAGTAGCTGACCAAATGATTCTTGCGCCTAATGCTAACCAAACCATCACGACAGGAACGAAGATAATACCAGTTAAGAGTTGGATACCTGTAATTGTAGTACCCTCAGAACGCGGTGGCTCTTGTGGGACTACAACCTCTTTGACTTCTTCTTGTTCTTCAGTCATTTTTAAACCACTCGATTGGAACGCTGCTGTCAGTTCCCTCTATTATCTGAGCACACTCTTTAGGCCATGCATCCCATCCGTCGAGTTGCCAAATCAAATAACCTAATTGCATATTTTGCTCAATCTCATATGGATTATACCAATTCAGCATCCAAAAGTACTCTCTTATGTTTACTTGGAAAATGCCTATGATATCTCCTGTATCCGCCTTTACAGTTAAAGGAGTTGTAGGGTCACTATCATGTAAACAGCTAATGAACCTCCACAACTCACTTGTTTCATCCTTATGCTTACTCATGCCGTACCACCCAAGGTACGGTCTCCAACTCGTCTCTGCTAGATGTATAGCAAAATCCCACCTATCCAGAACAACGACATACTGCTGAGGTATCGATTCCACATGTACAGATGGTACCGCCCTCTGAGCAACAGGCGTGGCTTGCAAACCATGCATCTCCACCGTCTCGACTAATACTGGAGTCGGGTTGGGGTACGTTTGTTGAAAGACCGCTAAAGGCGATTTTACGACGCTCGGAAGCAGTGCGAACAGGCTCATAGCAGCCGCAATTGCAAGAAACCATTTTATCCTCCTACTGGACTGTGATTGGGGCCTCATAGTTGTTTGTTGCTGTCATTGACTGTATTAACGTAGTAGCTGCTATTACGAAACTTGGAGAGTCAATTCCTGAACCATCACCAATCTTACTATTTTGAATTGTCAAAGTGCCAATCTCCATATTGTCGAGATTAATCCCTCCACCGTAAGCGGAGATATTACTGAGGGTAAGTGTACGGCAATAACTGTCTGCAGTTTGCGTATCGATAACAATCTTGTCGAAGGAACCATTAGTGACTCCCGGAATTTTTACAGCACCACGAGTAGAAGTTACTGTGACATCTTTTGGAGTACTAGAAAGTGTAGGCCCAATGGAAAGACCATCAGCTGCTACGTTTGTAATATTCAATTGATACACGTTTGTTGCTGCTAGGTTAAATGTTGTGGCTTCTACGTTATCAATGATAACCGTATCACAGCTCAATGTATTTGATGCTGCACCAATAATCTGAATTGCATCGGTTAGACCAGAAGCCTTACCAATCTCTAGGCCAGAGATAGTAATGTCGGCGGCTCGCGCACCAGACATGTTTAGCTGTAGCGTGTGAGTTTGAAGCTCACGCTCCTCAGCGGGGGTGTTATCAGCAAATACCCACTCGTTACCTACTTGAAGGGTTCGGTCTGGTTCAATAGCGGCTGCGTTGTAGCTAGCTGGTTCAGGCCATATCGGAGCTGCGTTCAGTCCTTTGATCGCGGTACCAATTGCGAATCCTGTAACAAGGATACCAATAATGACACCAAATGTACCTACTTTCCATACACCACCTACAATTCTAGTACCTTTTAAACTTGGAACTTTAATATCAGGAACCTTTCCTACATTCATGACGTTGGGCATACCTACGTCTACTTTTGGTGTTTGCCAATCCCTTGATTTAAACTTAATCGCCGGTAACCGGATGTTAGGTATTGTAAACAACCTTTTCAAAAACTTCATTCATAGTTCCCCCTTAGTCATTATAATTGCCATACTGTCTATTATCTGAATAACCAGATTTCCCCATATCTTCTAGTGCTTTATTAAAGCTCATATGGTCAGACATTATAGTTCTCATTTCGTTCTCGATAATAGCATCTTTAGTCTCTAAGTCAGCTACCTTATCTTCAAGTTCTTCAACGGCTTCCTCAAGATCAGATGAGTCAAACTCTTCAGCCATGGCAATCTTTTCCTTGAGAGCTTCGATGTCATTTTGTAACACTGCGACATCAACAGTGGTTTTTTCTTCTTGAATAGTGTCAACAGTCGTGCTAAGGTTTCCAACTGTTGAATCAAGCTGTGCAACATACCAGATTATTCCAAAGGCTTGGGCGATTATTGCAACGACAATACCAATAGATACTTTTATATTGCTGAAGTCCATCACACTTACTTGCCTTTTTTCTTGCCTTTCGCTACTTTGGCATTGATAACACGGTCAAAAGAATCTGCTCGCATCTGAGCAATTTTCTCAGTTGCTCCGCTTCTCATACCATCGATTTTATTACGTTGTTCAGCCATGTGTTTAGCACGTAGATCTGTAATGTATCTATCTTGTGCTTTGCGCTGTTCTGAAGTTTCAGACATAAGTATATCCTCCGATTATTGCCGGTATCTTGTCATTTTCATTATAACAAATTAGGGGGATTTTGTCAATAGATATTGTGCTCTGCGCTCGGCAGCAGCGGTTTGTTCTTTAGCACCTTCTGGAGCATATTCTAACACGTAGTGTGGGAGAGCAGAGGTTCGGCCCATCACCGCTTGACAGCCCTTGTATTCATCTAAGTAACGGTATCGAGCACACATAAGGCAAACGATGCGGTTCTCCGCATGAATTAAAAACATACCTTGGTTATTGTAGCTCATATGTCCGGGCTCGAATACGAGATGGCCTTCACATACTGGACAGACGTTTTTCTTCATAAACACTATTGTACCATATTCTGTCGTGCACCAATTGCACCACCTTGCGGTTTTGGATCCATGAACTTAGGCTTAAACCTATCTGTCTCTACTTGGTCTGTTCCTGTAGCTAAAACATCAGAAGTTCTTTTTCTTACAGTACTCTCATACTCTTGTTGAGAGGGGAACATTGGGGGTTTGAGCGCAGTTGGAATTTCTGTTTTTGTGTTCTCTGTCATATATGTATCAAATTCGGCTTGATTAGGGTATTTTGTTTTGAACGTATATCCTTTGTCAGAAAGTGGAAAATTCTGTAATCCTAAATTATATTCTGTTCCTTCTATTTGAGCGAACTTTGTTGTAGCTACTTCCATCTTCTCTATTAAATTTCTGTAAGCTGCAGGGTAATCTATTCCATCACCCATATCTATTTTTTGACTATGAGCATAAGCCCCTTCTGGACCTTTATGTCGAAATTCTTTTGAAGGGGTATCAGCGTCTCCTTTAAGATTTTCTAACATAGTATCAGTTGCCCAAGGAGTCCAACCTAGTTTATCTACAACGTACTTAGTAAATTTAGCTATATTTAAAGGATCTAGAAATTCTCTTAATTCACTTTCATCCCAGTCTTCTATACTTTTTTCGTGTACATTTTTCTCTTCACCTATATAATCATTGTAATAATCTTCTAAAAGAGGTTGAGTTATTTGAAAAAGTCCGTAAGAAATTCTTCCGGGTACAGGAACATTATTACCTTGTCCATCTGTGACATACGTAGTTTCGTTTGTAATAAGAGGTTGATGCATAGATTCTGCATATGCAATTTTAAAAGCATATTCGAGATCTTTACCTTTAAATCCTGCTTGTTTCAGAATATCATATATTTCTTTTTCTGATCTATAACCAGCTTTGCCTTGGTTGAGTAATGTTGGTGTAGCCATTATTTACATTTTAACTGACTTTGATAAATTTGTCAACATCTTCTATTTTAGGTAGCTTAACTTCATCTAGCCATTGAGTCATATGCATATTGTTATATTCATTCATGTATGCAAGTCCATACAATAAGGCCGCTTCAAAGGTATCTCTATATGATTCACCCATAAGCTCTGACATAGTACTTAAGAGCATAGAAGTAGATTTATGTATATGAACACGCTTGTGTACCATATCATTGTATTTAGGCATTGACATTTCTCCAATCTTATGTTATTATAAAAAGTATAGCATATATGGCACAAACATGCAAATGGAGTAAAAATGCCAGCGAACCCGCTTTCAGCGTTAACTCAGATGATGGATGGGGACTATGACCTCGATCACTCTGAAATGGATGTAGAGCAGTCAGTAACACCTAATCCGCTTATTGGCGCAGGTGGTCTGATCGAGACACTTAATGATAATCAAGAGAATTTCTTGGTTGGTAAATTATACGGACTCTCAGACAAGCAAGCAGCCGAAGCATGTAATGTATCCCCTAATACTGCGTACTCATGGAAACAGAACAATGAGAACTTTCGTCTTGTGTATAACAAAGTTACTACACAACCAGTAATTATGGCTGCAGAAGTTACGGCATTTGGTCTTGCAAAAGCAATACACAAACTATTATTAATGCTTGACCACCAGAATGTCCGGGTGGTGCAGTATGCAATTGACAGGCTAATTGATCTTGGCGGGATAACAAAGAGCAAAGTGGAGGTTACACATAAGAGTGGTAGCGCAGACGACCTCGATGACATCCTCGAAAGACTTGAAGAACGAAGAGCTGAATCAGAAGGAACAGCTGGAGGAGATTCTGAAGTGTAAAGAAGATATAGCTTATTTTCTTGAAACTTACTGTGAAATCAACGACCCGCAAACTTTTGAAACATTTCCGTTTAAACTTTGGGACTTTCAGAAAGAACTACTACGTGACTTCCAAAATCACGATAGGATAATTGTATTAAAGGGAAGGCAACTAGGAGTATCTTGGTGTGCCTCATCCTATGCACTACATAAAGCTTTGTTCTTTAATAACGCAAACGTACTTATGCTTTCTAAACGAGAAGATGAAGCTCAGAAACTCTTATTAAAAGTAAAGTTCCAATACTCACGATTACCCCAGTGGATACGCAAATGGCGACCACTAATCAATGATAACAAGAAAGAATTTGAAATCGAACAGCGTAATAAGAAGGGGAACGTGACACATCACTCTGTCGTATTTGCACTCCCCGCTACTGAAGACGCAGGACGTTCAGAAACTGCATCTGTCGTTATCGCAGATGAGTGGGCGTTCCATCCACATGCTGAAAAAAACTGGGCTGCTCTATCACCAACGATTGATGCGGGCGGTCAGTTCATCGGGGTTAGCACTGCAAATGGGTTAGGGAATTTCTACTATAAAATGTGGAAGGGTGCAGAAGCAAATGATAATGGGTTTAAGGGCGTGTTCCTCCCATATCACTTAAGACCGGGAAGAGACGATGACTGGTATGAAGAGAAGAAAGCCAGTTATACGGATGAGAAACTCTTTCAACAAGAATACCCACAAAGTCCTTTGGAAGCTTTCATTACTACAGGGGGTTGCATTTTTGACTTAGATGGGTTACAATATATAGCAGAGACACATTGTAGAGAACCCTTAACTGTAGGTGAAGTTTTCAGTAGAAATGGATACTTACATGATTTGCAGCGTGATTGGCCGGAGTTAAAAATCTGGTCATTACCGAGAGTAGGTCAAGGTTTTATAGTTGGGGCGGACCCTGCAGGTGGTGAACCTAACGGAGACTTTTCAGTGGCACAAGTAATTGATGCCGCAACTGGGGAACAGTATGCAAGTATTGCAGGACGTTATGACCCGGATACTTTCGCAGGACTTCTTGCGGCGTTAGGTAGAAGTTTTAATCGTGCATTGCTAGCTGTGGAAAGAAATAACCACGGCTATGCAGTGCTATCTGCATTGAAGAATGTCTTTAATTATGAGAATATCTTTATCTATAAGAAAGACCGTAAGACAGGCGATGGAGATAATAAAGAGGGGTGGCCTACAAATTCCAAGACAAAAGCAATTATGGAGAGTCGGTTACAAACTGAAATCGCTCAACGTAGTTTAACAGCTAGAGACATGGATTTTGTATATGAGGCTCAATCATACGTAAGGACTGGACAACGAACAGGTGCGGAAGGTTCAGGTCACGATGATAGGGTAAGCAGTATGGGAGTGGCACTTATGGCTAAAGATATAGTTGCTATAACTAGCCGAGGACGACCAAGACGAAAACAAGTTATAAAAAAGCACTTTGGTACGAGGCATAGATAATGAGAGAAATACTGTACGCTAAGGGAGTCGAGGTCGGTGAAGGTGAAGCCGAGATTGAAGCTAATGAAGAGCGTGATGATAAGTTTCTAGATCGTATAGAGGCTGACTTAAAATTTGGACTTAGCTTTTATTTTGAAAGAGACCAAGAATTCCAGCGACAAGAACGCTGGTACTACCGTGACCACTACGACCGTTCCGTACCGAAGACAGCTGACGTGCCTATCTCTGAGCAGATTGATAATACAACAAACATTGAAAATGAGCACCTAGTTACACTTAACATACCATTCTCATCTGTACAACGAGCACATACTATGATGACAGGTGAAGACCCAATCATCGAAGTACTCTCTGGCTCATCCCGTGCCGATAAAGTAGTGAAGATGTTACACAGCGTTTATCAGCTAAATACACGTAGATGGGGTTCTAACCCTGTCCATGATGCAATATTCAACCAACTTCTCTATGGTTGGGGTGTTTTGCGAACTACATGGTCACGTAACTCATATGCAGACAATGATGAAGAATTTCAGGGTGACCGCCCTATGTATCACTTTCCAATTGAAATAAAGAGTATTGACCCTAGTGAGGTGTTCCCCATAGCCGGAGGAACACACGAACAATGGAAAGCTATCGTACATCGTACTTGGATGAAGGTATACGAAGTAGAAGAACAATGGGGTGTTACTCTCAATTATAATGATGCCGAACGATTAGACGAAGATTTAGATTGGACAACACCACTACATCCAGAAAAGGAAGTCGAAGTAGTTGACTACTGGGCGTGGGAAGGTGACCACATTATACATGCAGTAACGGCACATAAGCAATTTGTGATGCGTCCGTCTGTTATGCTTTTCTATGATTGTCTACCCTTCACAATATTCCATTGTGCAAAGACCACCTCAAAAGTAGGTGGAAACATGGGTTTATCTGTCAACTATGCTCTCGTCGATAGCGTGGCCGAAATGGAGTGGTTACTCAATAGGCACATGCGTATCGCAGACTTGTATGCAGATCCCACAATGGTTATTAGGCGCGTTAATGACGAGCCGGTAGACATCGAACCGGGATCAGGTACAATCGAGATTCTCGAAGGTGAGGATGTGTACTACCTACAATTTAGGGGAACACTGCCTGATCTAGACCAACTTACACAATTCTTCCGTATACAGATAGACGAGGAAGGATTTTCATTACCACAGGCAGGACAGAGTGGTATCGACACTATCGCGCAGCAACAGGCTTCGCTCATTAAAGTGTTTAAACCTGTCGAGAACGCACAGATGGCATTAGAAGATATTAACTCAAAAGTCGTTGGGTTAGCTCAACGATACTCATGGGACGACAATATCGAAGTAATGGGTCGGATGGACTCAGAAGATAACGTCGAGTCCTTTGCGTTTAACGTCAAGGGTAAAGATACTAAGGGAATGCGTAATACAAAAGTACACCTTAGAGCGCGGTTCCCACTTGAGGAACTACGCAATGTTGCAGCTGCAGCTACCCTCAAGAACTCAGAACTTATGCCGACTAAGGTTGTTATGCGACGACTACTTAATGCACAAGACCCAGAATCATGGAGAGATGAGATTCTATCAACAAGAGCAGAGGATGACCCGATGGTCATGCAGCAGCTTATTGGTACTCAGCTACAGACAATTGCACAGCGAAATAGTATACAACAGATGGTGCAAGATGAATTAGCTGCGGCAGCAGCATCAGCAGTACCCCCTGAGCAAATGGCTATGAGAGGTCAGATGAGTCAGATGGGTGCACCAGAATCTGCAGCACCATTGCAGCCACCTGCAGAACAGATGCAAATGGAAGAATTACTAGCACAAATGGGGGCAGATCAAGGTATGGCGGATAATGCTACACCACTACCTGTTCCTGAAGAAAACCCACTAAATAATATACAACCACCGGCAGGGGTATAATGGCAAAAGAATCTTATCCTGAGAGACTTGATAACTCTATCTTTGACTCAATTCTCAAAGTAAGAGAACGTATAATGCTAACGTATCCAGAAGACGCAATGGTAGATTCTATAATGCGGGCAGGGTATACGGCAATGCAGCCTCAAGAGCAAATGCAAATATTAGAAAATCTTGGACCAGACTGGATGGTAGACATTGCGGCAAAAATAGAGAAGAAAATGTCTGAGATTGATAAACAAGGGGCAAGCTAATGGCACATGATCAATATCACTTTGGGGGAGCAGGAACAGAAGACAACCCAGATTATTGGAATCTTGAAACTCCTGAAGGACAAGCGGCATTCAATGCTTACATGGCTAGTGTTGGTTCTTCTACTACAACTGGTGCCATTAAGAGACCTCTTCCTGAAGGAGCTACATATAACCTATACACTTCAATACGGAATAATTATGCAAACTTATCTAACGAAGATAAACTTAAGTTTAATAAATTACAAGGCTTTTATGACCTAGTTTATAATCGAACTTTTTTACCAAATGATACATTTTGGGTTATGAAGGATGGAAGTGAGACTGAAATTTCAGCAGCAGAAGCGGCGATGATCGTTTCTTATGTGATGACGCAGAAGGTATTGACAGGTGAGATTCCCGATCCAATGGAAGAGACTCTACAAGACGAAGTTGAAAAAGAAGAGAGTCCAAATACACTACGAATACGTATAATGCAACAAAAAAGTGAAGATGGTGTGACATGGACAGAACCTGTAGATGTCAACGTACAGCTTACTGAGGCACAGTATGATTTCCTTATACAATCTCCTGAATGGAATAAATTAGCAGATATAGACGCAACCAAACGAATTATTACAACACACACAAATAACTGGTGGGACCTCCGTGTTCTTATGCAAGATGCAGCAGCTATGGGATTAGAAGGTACATTTGATCCCGGAGATGAATCAGATCCTAACTTCGACCCCGCAGCAGCTGGAGGAGATGCCGAGAGTATGCTAGCTGCTATTTTTGCTAAAGCAAATGGAGAAGTACAATCTTTCAACCCATATAATCCTCGTAATGATGGGCTGCCACCAATTCCTGCAGAGTACGCAAAGGATGGAATTACATGGTCTATTGATCCAATATCAGGTACAAAAGAACTTGTTGATACAAAACCGTGGGTAGGGCCTCCGGTGGGTGCTCTTAGATGGGTGCCGAATGACCCCACCAATGACCCAATGGGTGCAGGTAATTGGCGGGTAGACCCAGAAGAAGCTCTTAGTCTACAAGGTACAATGTGGGAAGGAGTTCCGGGAGCGGTTCGACCTTGGCTACAAGCTGTACTTGACGCGGGTGGTGACTTAAATATTCTAAACCAAGCATTACCCCAATCGGTACGAGATGCCATTATGAGCGAGGATCCTACTACAGCAATGGGCGCATTATCAGATGGTGATAGAGCTACGATGAAACAACATGATATTCTTAGAAGCTGGATTGGATTTATTTTGGGACAGGCGAGAGCGTCTAGTGACCCTGAGTTTGGTTCCCCTATTCTTAAGGATGAATTTGAGAATTGGATACCTTTAGGATCAGGAGAGGTTCCCGCTAAAGAATTTGATTTATTACTTCCGAACTTTTTATCAAGCTTAACTCCCGGTGAGAGTAAGAAACAACCGGCTGCAGCTACTGAGAAAGCACCGGGAAAAAGCGGCCCTCCTGCTAAGACAACATCAGGAAGTGGTACAGGTTCTGGTTCCACAGGTGGTGGAACTGGAGGTGGACCAGCTGGAAGTGGACCAGCTGGAGGCGGAGGTAACGGTGGAGGCACAGGTCCCACAGGACCTACCGGTCCCACTGGTCCAGAAACCGGTACAAAACCAAAAATACCAATAACTACTACAACAACACCGGGTGGTCAGATATTCCCCGGATCTCAACTACCTCCAGAACTAACTGGAGAGTCAGCAGGTCTTCCAGAAGAAACAGGACCTAAACAAGCTAAAGAGATAGGTGGTGATGGTCTCATAGGAGATATTCCCGATTATCAAAAGAAGAAAGAAGACGATAGGCAAAACAGTCAAAATGCTTATAATGCTTATATAGATAAACAGTTTGGTGATTACATTCAAGCTGGTGATCCAGCTGTAGATTATGGTAAAGGGTACGAAACGTGGAAAAAGGGTTATAATGCAGCAGGTGGCGGCTCTACTTCTGGGGCTACAGCCGCTGCAGTTGCAGCAGCCGCTAAAGAAAAAGCTGGAGATAAAACAGCAACTGGTGTTTGGAGTGATGACCAACTAGGTTCGGGTGAACTCGGTGGGGGAACAGGTGGAGGATCTTTTGGTACAGGCGGTACTGCATCTGGTACTGTAGCAGCAGCCAATGCCGCAGCCAAAGCTAGAGCTGAAGCAGCTGCTAAGGCAAAGGCAGCAGCAGAAGAAGAAGAACGCAAAAGAATAGAAGCAATGGGCGGTTAGACAAGTGTCCGATTTTGAAACGCTTTTAAAACAATTACAAGATCAGGAAGCAGACGGAAGTCTAACAGATTATGTTAGAAATAACCCTGTTCCGACAGCTAATACTGGTTCAGAAACCAGTTATGTAGATTTGTTGCTTGAAGATGAAGCGCATAGACGAGAGATGCGATCACCTACTACAGCGTCATCTGTCAATCAACCAATTGATGTTACTTTAGACTCAGCAATAGCTAAAGCAAAAAGAAATATACAAGATTACACATCTTCTGGACGATACGATATTGGTACTAGAGTGACAGACTATATTGTCAACTATGGTACTCAAGTTTCACCTGTTGCAAATAAGCAAGCTTATTCAAGAGCAATCAGTAACGCATCTGGTCGAGACTTGACAAAACAAATTGTTATGGATGCATATCAGAAGATGCCTACACAAGATCGTGATTACTTGGTCAACTTGGCCTATAACCATTTTGCTGCTAAAAATGATGATGAGACCTCAAGTTTCATTACTAGAAGAATGGGAACACCTGAGAGAGAATCAGAGCTGCTTGCTGCAACCATTGACTACGTAGTTGATACTGGTGATGCATCTAATGATTTGTTAGCTGCTTTAAAGACATCGAAGTTTATTCAAGACAAACCTTCTTTACCACAACCAGAAAATCCAGTTAAAGATAAATCTCATGGGTTCTTTGGTGGGATATTTAATTCCATTGGTAACGCATTTTCTTCTATATTTCAAGACAACACACAGACCTCTGGAACATCAGCAAATCAGTTTCAAAGATTTATCAATGATAGTGATTTGGATAAGTTTGATAACGGAATGTACACCACGCTTGTACTTCAGGATAGTACTGATTTCCTTAAACAGTTTGGAAATAAAGATACTCTTACAAAGCAAGAAATCAATAACACACGTACTGATATATTACGTTCTCTGCCCGAAAACCAAGGAAATGAAAACTACTATATAATGTCTTTAGAGCCTGAAACCATTTTGGCTATGCGACGTATAGGTGAGTTTCATGACTTAAATACACGTACTTTTCTAGAAGCACTTATGGTGACTCCTAGTGATGCAGGGATAATGAAGTTAGGGAACTTTAATCTTGGAGGTGAACCTGCGCATGATCACTGGAAAAATCTTGGTTTAAGTACTGAACAACAACGTATGCTCCAACATACTTTAAGACATGGGGGTAAAACGGGTATTTCAGGCCAGATAGTTGAGTTAGCTCGTGAAGGTGATAAGAAGAAAGAAGCCGAAGCAGCTGTTAAAAAATGGTTGGAAGAGCAAGGAGCACGTTACAAGAGTGCTGGTAGAACATGGCCCCCGGATAGAGCAATGGGTGTTCCCCGTGAATTCACAGTAGATGGACAATACGGTAAGTATCTTACAGACGATTTCTTAGTTCGACAAGGATTTGAACCACGAGATCCAAACCACTGGTACGAGCGTATATGGGGTTTATCAGGTCTCGTCAGGTATGGATTTGGGTGGCCTCTTAGAGGATTGATATGGGCTGATGAATATGCCGTAGATGGTATTTATCGTGCTTTGTCAAAAGATCCAATGGCAAGACCTGCACAGAATATGGGTCACGTAAGAGACATGCCTTGGAATAGATATCATCGTAAAAAGATAAATATAACTGGTGGTGATTTTAGTAGTAAACCTAATACTGCTATGTCCATACTTCGGTCATTTAATCCAAACCCTTTTGTAGGACCACTCGCACGACAAGGTATTGCTAACTATGTTGGTAAATATCTTGCTGGTAAGTTACGTCCAGAGGATGAAGAAGCTCAAAAGCATATACAACGAACAACAGATCCTACTATGAATGATCAAATAGATGGTGCCATATGGGGTTATTTCAAAGGTCTACACAATATTAATAACTGGGTTGTTAATAAAATTCCTTATATAGGTAAACTCTACGCTGAAAATATGCCTTCTGTAAACAATCTAGAAGCTAGTAAATATAATATTACCAAATCTTTTGAAGAAGCATTTCCTAATTTGTCTGCTCCTGATCTGGATTTTGATGGAACATTCGCTGGTTATATGGATATTGAAACACGTCTAGTAGCCGAAGATTCTAGAGAGGGCGGAAAAATTCGTACAGATTACGCCTATATCTATGAGCACATTGCTGATGATAACGAAAGACTGATGATAGAAGATGCTGGTGGTGGTTTATTTGAAATGCACTGGCAAGAAAATCGTACACTTCATTATCCAAATATGGCACATTTCAATAGGTTAGTGCTTGAAGAAAATTACAGTATACCTGATGCTATTGATGAAGCTGTAAATATGGCTGGACATATAAGAGCAGGATGGCAAATGAGTATTCTTGCTCCCTTAGACCTTGGTGGTGGTCTAGTTGGAAAAGCGTTAACTAAATCAGGTCTTGCTGCTAGAAGTGCTCCACGTTTGATACGAGCTTCAAAAGGTCTAAATAATTTCTTAAGCGTAGTTGGTGGTAAATCTACGGTGTCATATAAAAATGCGGTACGGCACATAGAAGATCTTACAAGCCGACTTGCTGCTCTAACAGAAACCAAAAACAGGAAGATAAATAGTATAATAGTAACTTCTGGGAAAAATAGAGATTTACCAATCAAGCCACCTTCGCTTTGGCAGAAATTCATTGGAAAAGGCACGAAATTATCTAGGGCACAAGTACGAAAAGCACTCCTTAGAAATCCTGTATTTAGAAAGTTAAAAGATGATGCAGATCGTCTGAGGAAAGAACATGGAGAAGGTGTAGGCAAAATAGCTCTTGATCCAGATACAGGTAAACCGATAGATATGCCTATAGCAATAAGAAAGTTTGATGATGTTGTTGATGATATTTATGCGATACTTCGAGGAAATCTTGATTACGAAACGTGGTCAAAGAAGCTTCCTGAGTACAAACTAAATATGATTGATGAAGGTTTAGCACTATTAAGCGACGAGACCTACGAAGTGGGTTTTGGTGCTGGACAAATCCCTGTTGGTCAAATAGAAGAAGTAGCTAGCAACCTTATTGGAATTAGGAAAAAAGAATTACCACAAGGGATTATTAGTAAGCTTTTTCCTTATGAATTTGTTGGAAGAATTCCACAAGCCTTTAGAGGAAGATACACTGTTGGTAGAGGCGATATGCCTTCTGATGTAGCTACTCTTGATAAAGAGATAGATGAAATCACAAAGTTACTACACAGACTCCAAGAAGCTGTAGATAACGCTAGAGGACAGGTGCCTACTGAGATAGGGGGAACTGCCCCTGCAATGGGTCCAGAATTCCTAGACGAGTTTGAGTTCCTTCTAGACACAACAGATCTTGACCCAAATATACTGGGTAAGGCTGTGACCTTAGCAGATCAATATATAGACCTAGAATACTCCATAAAGAATGTCTTTACACTAGCACGAGCCAACAGAGCTAACTTAGCCCTTGCTACTTTAAACAAAGCAAATGATGGAATGAATAAATTTGGCCCAGAATTAGTTGAAGATTTAGTGTCAGGATTAACAGAGGGTGTACAACCTGATAGAGATGGAATGCTAGTTCCCCTTATCGATGCAGGGAAGCTTCTTAAAAGGTGGCTCTTTGCAAAGACTGGTCAAGGTCCGATGCGAGATGCTGTTCAAACTGCAGCACAAACTACTTTGCGTGAATTTACAGGCATACTATTACAATTCCAAGAGCAGTTTAAATATTTAACAGCCCCTGAAAGAATTGTATTTATTCGTGGTATGATGAATGACTTACAAAAAGTTAAAGATCATCCTGTAGCTCTGCTCCATTGGCTAATTGAGAATAAGATAGATGATGTCTTACATTTAGATAGAGCAAGAGCAATGGACATCTTAAGACAGATTGATCTTGATAAAGTTCGTTCATTGAAGAATCTTCCTGAAAACGAAGATGCACTACCACGTTGGAATGCAGAATTTAACCAAGAGATAGTTCGAGAAGTGACAAAGGTTCTCATGGATGAGAATCACTTTAATTTAGCAGAAGATGCAACAGGCGCATTAGCTATTCAAAACCAGTTAAACTCTTTTGCATCAAGAATATTCTTAGCGCGACCGTCATTCGTAATACGAAACTGGTCTGCTAACAAAGCATTAATGGCACTAAGTGGTACACCTCTTTCAGATGCTACTTCGATAACTCAGGCTCGATTTAACTCTTTGTTTAATGGGGTAGATTTTGCAACCAGACAACAACCTAGTAGGTCTACTGGAACAAGCGAGGCAAGTCTTGGTCCTATACGAGGTGAAAGTGTTACTAAACAAATGTTTGATGTAGCTGTAGGTTCTCGTGATGAGAAGGTTTTATCACAACGTAGTTTTGTAAAAAGGTTAGCTCGAAGAGCATATGGTGACGGATTGTTTCCGGGATTTGGTGGTACTCCTTTCTTCTATGCAAGGCAGCTATCTGGTTTCGTAGAGAGTGTAGACAGAAGAAATATAGTAGACAAGGCTACATTCCGCTTCTATCGCAGAATGTCAAACCCAGAAATGTTACGAAGAATTTTAGCTGAACGTGCTCCTGCAGCACTTAGCATACTAGACGAAAAAGACCCTTCTGGTACACTTATGAGAGAGATACTTGAACACTTCCAGAATCCGACTGTATTGACTGATCAAGATTTAATTCGAGTAGTACAAGCTCTTGTAGATGTTGACGATCAAATAAAGTTTAGTATTGGTGTGCCTAAGAGTCCAGCAACACTCTTACGTGAAGCTGGATTTGATGTGCACGGTTTGCAAGATGCAGATATAGATATGCTTCTTAAACCTTTAATGGATGACATGATCAATCATACTGGACAAGCTAGAAAAACCTATATAGATCCTGCGACAGGTGAAGTAAAAGAAGTTACCGTTCCGGATCCTTTGGCAGCATCTCATGCGCTACAACAAGCAATTGAACAGCTTATTGGTGACGTGTATGAACGAGCACGAAAGGTTGCTATTGTAGCTGGTTTAGATGTTTCAGAAGAACTTGAACGTGCTAGACATGTTGAGCAACGTGTGCTAGATGGACAAGCAGATGATATTTTTGATTTGTCACCTGAAGAGTTGCAAAACGAACTACACTCCCGACTATTTGAAGTGTATGATAGTGTATTCACACAGGTAAAGACCTACCTTTCCGGTGGGAACGAAGCCGCACTTACTGAATCACAAGTAGAAGCTGCACACGGATATGCATTACAAGCAATGATGTCTGCCTCTAAAGCTATTAGAGATATGGAAGAGGCTCGTTTACTTATTCGAGAAACAATTAATGACCCAGAGGCGTACTTAGAAGCTCGGTATGGTTACCTACGTGAACTCTTTAATATTATGGACGAGCCTGATTTACAGATAACAAATCAGATGATTAATGACCGTATGAAGCAATACGGACTAAAACAGACTGTTGACCCTGATCAAGTTATCCCACCGTGGGCAAACCCTTTTGGTGAAGACGGGGTGCCAAGACAAGGAGCAAGACGAGTAACATGGCTTGAACTACCAAATGAGTTATATCACGTTACAAGTCGTGGTTCTGCAATTGATGAGCGAAAAGGAATCTTAGCAGTAGTAGAAGATAATCTTAAGATACTCGCAGGTGGTGGTCTGGGTGGTCCTATTAATAGGAATGTTTCCACAACTACAAGTAGACAAGCTGCGGAAAATCTTGAACTTGAAATGGGAAGAAGAGTTGACCTGTTTAATACTCCCCTTAGTAGAGTGGTCGCTTTAATTAAAAAGTATGCAGCAGAAGATAGAGTAAGGGCGGGGATTACAGATAAAAATGATCCTATTGTTTCTAACCTAAACTTTGATACTATGCAACTTTCTGAATCTGAATGGTTTAAACGTGTAACTGAGAGACTCTCTGGTATTCGTAAACAAATAAGAGCACGGGAGATTAGTGTCGATGAGTATAATGATTTTTATAAGACTGTAGATCCGGCAGACAGACCAGCTTATTCAGAGATACCTACTAAAGATAAAAAAGCAATAATTAATCTTAGAGAACAAAGAGAAAGTATTCTTCTCAAAGATGAGATACTTGCACAATACTACAAAGGGAGAGAAGATAATGCTAAAGCAAGATTGCAATCCAAAGGAGGAGCATTAGAAGCAGGTAACCCACTTGTAGACCCTATATTTATGAAACCCACTTATAGAACAGGGGAGGGGAACTGGGCGCGTATGGACGACAATGCGTATGCCGATGCTCTTCTAGCTATAAATAAAGATGATATTAAAATCATCACCATTCCAAAAGAAACTATTTCAGATAATACATGGATGGTAGCCAATGATACAGAAGCTCTTGGAGAGATACAAATCTTCTCTGATGTAGCAATAATGCCTCCGGGTGGTGAGCAGATTTCGATACTTCCAGATAGACCAACAATGGATTGGTTAAGTCAGGTACAAGAGTTTACAGATATTTTCGGGTATCAGCCAATAGAGCGTCTTATCGATGACGCACTTGGTATTTTAGATAATGTTCCCCTTGGACTAGACCAAGAGGATCCTTTAGTTGGTGTTCCAATTACTATGCGTGACGTTCCGCAAGAAGTACAAGAAGCGGCTGACCGTGTTCGTGAGATATTAAGTATCATGCGGATGGAATCTATTAAGTCTGGTAAGATTGTTGAAGAGAATGAACTTCAATCATTTGGTAAGTTAAAGTTTGCTATTCAGAAACGACTAAAAGAAAAGATGCAAGGTGTTGACTTTGATAATGTTCCAGACTCTGTAAAGGGGAACATCATTAGAGAGACCTTGACTGAAATTATTCAACATAGGAATCTTGTGCATCTTGGTGAAGATATCTTCCAGTTTAATGCTAAGACAATCTCTAGTGACTTTTTGACAAAACCACAGAGGAGTATATTTACTGATGAGATAATTAACGCTGAGATAAACGACATGGTAGATAGTGGTGACCTTGTTCGATTTACACTTAAAGCAAAAGAAGATGGGAAGTATGCGTGGATTGACCCCGATGATATTGGAGACTTTGATAATACTGTAACTGTCGTACAGCCACAGAGATTTACAGTTGATAATCGTGTAGATGGTGTTTGGCAAAAAGATGGTAGAATAAGTGCTCCTTATACTTCTAATGAAGCAAATGCACCATTTAACCAACCATTAAGTAAAGCAAGAATGACAAAGTTGATGTATGAATTTGCAGAGAACGTAGAGATTCTTGCAAATAGGGCAACGATGTTGAAACTATCTGACCCTTCATTAGCACAAAAATCTGCTAAGTTAGACTCAGATTTAAAAAGAATTGCAAACAATAAGATAGATAATATTAAGGCACTCGCTGATGACCTCTTAGGTGAGCGACAAGATAGACCCTTCAGAGGTTCGATTCCTTCTAAAGAGGCAAGAGAACGGTTGGAAGAATTTAGAAATGCTGTTGAAGAATCTTTTCAAGGAACTGGAAAGGATGGTCAGACCAAGGGCTTTGTTGAAGATGCAGCTCCGCGAATAAATAATTTGTTAGTTGAGTTAGGATTTAGTCCGATAGAGCTGGACCTACGTAAGAATGGACAGCACCTTGCTGACAGAGTTGGACGGTCTGTTAGTCACAACCAAGATGTACACGCATATGAAAGGTGGATGACTGAATGGGCACCTAAGATGTCTTTCTTGAAGAAACTAAATGATGCCCTCAAACAAGACTTAAAAAATGCTATTATACCTACTGAGATAGACCCAACATTAGGAATTCAGAATCAAGTTAGGGGCGATTCATTAGCAATTACATTTGTTGAAGCAATCAGAAGATGGGATGAGGCGCAGTCTATTCGTGCTCATGGTTTCCACCTAGATACTGAACTAGATGCAGAGTTGATTCGTTCGATAAATAGTAATGTTGTAATTAAGAATTTACCAGAAGATCTTAGACAACAAGAATTCTATCCTTCAAAAGGTATCTTCAATAGGGGTATTCCACGAGCTAATACGTGGGATGATGTCATAAGTTTTGCACAAGAGTACAATCTTGAGCAGCATATACCACTTCAGGCTATTACAGGAAGACAGAGTGAAAGAACGCTTTCTGTTCCTTTGTGGAAAATAAGTACTCCAGAAGGACAAACTAAAGATATAAGTGAGACTGGTGATACATACCGACGTGGCCGAATAGTTAGTCCTGCACAAGAATGGATTGCAACACAAGCAACTCCTTGGCAGCTAGGTAATAATGGGTACTACAGAGGAGATGAAGCAATTCTTCCACCTCAGTTTGGTTTTGGAGCACACCGTAGAACGGATGGAACACTACTAGAAGACGTACCTGCACAGGGTATCAATGGCCGTGTGTTTATGCAAAATGCTCCTGCAGGATATAAACCGTTTATTACTGATGACACATGGGCAAATGTTGACGGTACTGATTGTAGAAGAATTGGTATCTTTGTTAAACAGGGTGCTACAGAAGAAGACATCACAGCAGGGGTATTAAAACTTGCTAGATACCGGGATGATTTACGAAAGAACGCCAAGAAACTTGGTTGGGACTTTAGACAAGAATCGCGTGGACAGCATAACTGGACAGGTTTCCAAGCCTCTTGGTCAGGTATCACAGGTGAGCTAGACTTAGTAACGCCAGAATGGGCGTATCCGGAAACTGTTATTTCTGAGTTACAAAAAGTTATTAAGCAAGTTGAAGACCTCTCTAATCCAGAATCATCTGCCTATAAAGACTTAGCAAAACAATTAGAAAAAGAAGGTATTGAGGGTAGAGCAGCAATTAGAGCAGAAATTAGTCTACGCAGAAGAGCTTTAAAAGATATAGGTGCTTACATGGTAGAGCAATGGCAGAAAGGGTTCCCTATCTATGGTGATAGTAGGAACAGCCTTGAGGACGTATTACCTATCTGGACGCAGTTTAAAAGAAGTTCAGATGCTATACGAAGTGCTCGTGGTAGAGCAGAGGGAGCACTCGAAACAACTGCCTTAGATGCACCTAAAGGTTTCTTTGATTATGAAAAGAGTCGGCCAATAGATGCATACGAAGTAAGTCTTACTAAACAAGAAGCAGATGAAGTAGTTAAAGGATTAGAAGAACTTTCCCTAGAAACTAATAGGATGCGAAGACGTGCACGTAAGTATGGTGAATCTTTCGGAGATTGGATACTTCACGACTACAGTAACACGAATAATCTTGATTACCTCATTAGATGGTTAGGACCATGGCACATTTGGCAGACTCGAACATTCGGAAAAACTGCCATATCCTTAGTAGAAAATCCTGCGTTGCTTTCTTACGTGTCTCATTTCTTAACTACAAATAGAGATATTAATAGAGAAAGAGAAGTATCTCAATGGCAAGAAGAAGAGATACCAATTGGTATGATGTTAGAACCATTTGTATCAATGGCAACCGCACTTGGTGCAGACGAAAATGACGCTTGGCTCAAAACTGTAAAGGATTTCTCAGATAGTGCCACATTGAATGTTGATGCAATTGCTTTCTTCAATGATCAATTTGATTATTTCCCAACTGCAGGGCGTATACAAGAGGGTGACGATCCAATAGCACAACTCAAACAATATAGTCCCGCCGGTAAAGCAGCTGAACTTTGGACTGGTGGTGCAAAGATGACCTTGAATCCACTCTTCATAGCTACATTAGGTCTTACAGGACAATATGGTCCAGACTATGACTTTGAGCAGCGGTTTATCAAGCCATTAACAAGACAAGGTGATGTGACACTTGGTGTAATAGATAAGCTAATACCTTGGAAGATGCCTTCTCAGATGATACGAACCAACTCAGACAAGAGGAAGATACACAATGAGTATCTACAGCAAGTCATAACAATGTCATTTAGACATGGACCAGAATCAGAAGAAGTAGAAGAACTTACAAAAGCTTGGCGTGAATTTGGTGTTACACAACATAAAGGTATTGTCAATATCCCTCTTCTCCACTGGATGAATGGACCGTTTGGACAGGAATATGATAATCCTATACACATAGAGGTTGTTAAATCTGCAAACCGAAAGAGTAATATTAGAAATGCCACTTCTGTTTTGGCAGGGTTCCCTCTTAATATTGGGTATAGAATGGTTGTTGATCCTGAAACAGGCAAAGAATTTACACCATATGATTACTTAACTGGTTACTATACCATACTCAAAAAGAATATAAGTAAGGGTGCCAAAGATAAAGAGCTATCGGCCTACTTTGAAAAACATCCTTATGTAAGAGAGTATACTGCTTTGAAGAAATTAGGGGGAGATGCACAAGAACAAGTAAATAGTGCGTTAGCTACTTCTATGCGGTATGACTTTATAGATGAGAACAGACGTAAAAGGCAAGTAGAACTCGATAACTTGCGTGTGGATGTACCTACTGCAAGCATGGATAACCCTATGGCAAATCCATTTATTATGTCAAATCCAGAACTTCAGGCAAGCCTTTCTATAATACAGAAAGCATACGATGATGCTGATACAGAAAATATGATAGAGATTTTCAATCTCACTGGTATTAATACTGGTCTTCCTGAAAATAAGTATGGTGTAATACATCCTAATCATAAAGCAGATAAGAGACAGTTTGGTAATCCCAAACTATTCTACGATATTATAGAAGAGAATTTGTATAATAATGATATGTTTATGACTATCTTTGCTGATGATCCTGCAGCAGGTGTTGTAAAGATTAAAGATATAATTGACTTAGCACACCAAGGTAGTGTGTTTAAGGGGTTTGATGTACCCGAAGTTGAACAAGCTATTAAAGAATTAAATGATAACAGGCGGGAACGGTATGGTGTTGGCGCTGAACTAGACTTAAACTTTATAACTGTTGGCATGTTAAATGGTTTCTTAATGCAGAACCACATACAGTCAATACGTAACCAAAGAGATCAAGCAGTTCCAAAGGCGTGGTCTGAAGAGTTCCGAAACAAGTACACCATTGATGGGTACAATGTTGCTGACTGGCCTCAATGGTACAAAGATAAGCAAGAGTGGGAAAACAAATTCAAGTCTGAAAACCCAGAAGAGTACCAACTCTTTAAAGTTTATGAAGCAAGTAACGCTAGTCTGGAATACATTATTGACGAAGCTATCGAAGATTTGATGCAAGAACCACTAACGGCTATTGCTACAGTATTCACCAATACTGATAACGCTATTCTTATTTCAGAACGTATAACTGCTATAGAACAAATGTGGTTGCCTCCTGATGCAGATGACGTTATGCGATGGCTTCTTGAAAACGAGCACGGCAATGTCTGGATGCAGCACAACGATTATAGTATGGAAGAGTTACAAGCTCGTATTGATGAGCGTCTTACTACTGTAACAGATATTACACTGGCAGATATGCGTGATGGTAAGAATGAGCGTAAGGTATCTAGACTACGTTCAGATCTAGCATTAGGTGTTGATGAGAAAGAACAACGACATTTCTGGGCACCAAACCAAGAATCTATTATTCATGATGAAGAGACTTTAGATGAGTTTGAAGATGCTATGAAGTTCAAGACAAACATGGATGAATTACGTGCACAAGGACTTCCATATATAGGACTTGAACCTGCTACAAATATGACGCATCGTAACTATGTTAAATATTATAGAGATGATCATGAAACCTTTATAGCACAATCAACGATTGTTAACAAGCTTTATGAAGCTGGAGAGTATGAAGCGGCTAAAGCTGCTAGAGAGTTGTTTAAGCAGAGAAATAGATATGATCAGAATATTTCTGATTACATTCCTGTTGACGTTGATGATTATGGTAACCCAACAACGGGATTACTTTCAAGCGGTAATACTCCTGAAAACGTAGGTAGAAGGTACAAAATATTTGACCTTGGTGAGAATCCTGCTATGAGTAGTGCTGCACAAAACATACGTACTATGATGATTAATAGATTCTATAGAGACAAATCAGATGTACCGGGAAATCTAATCTTTGAGCATTTTGCTAGAAATGGTGTATCTGACCGAACGAGTATTGAAGATATGTGGGAGACACTGTATCCAAGACTACGTTCTGTGTACCCAGATATGGCTGACATGCCAGCTATAAAGTCCTTATTAACATCCACTGGTGAAGATGGTATTGCGGGTAAGGATGCACAAATTGCAACCTTCCAATATATTGATGCACTTTCCTCTTTAGTAGCTAAAGTGAACGGTGTAGCACCAATAAACCAAAGAGCTTATCGAACTGTAGTACCGCAAAGAAGTAGACAGATATCTCAGACAAGTTCCCCAACTACTTCGGGTGCTGGTGGTCTGCCCACATGGGATGATGTAGAACGGCATATCGATACAGTATTCCGTGACCCATCTTTTAAACAGGCACTTATACAATACTTAATGAGTACGAATACTCGACTAAGTAAGAACCACGAACGTATACTTCGTGCAATGCATAGAACATTCCCAATTGGTACAGGGTATACCTTTGCCAAATGGATACAAGCGTTAAAGCTAATCTACCAAACAAAGACGCTTGTAGGAGTAGGTACGGGTGATAGAGGAAGAAACCCAACATTCTCGTATCCTTCTAATGTACCAAGATTAGCAAAACGTAGAGAATAATACTTGTCAAAACTTGACAATAGTGTTATAATAGTTATGAATGGAGGATTAGTATGACTAACGAAACAGAGGATATTGCGGAGCAGTCTGCGGACTCACTCCAAAATGATCCAAATCTGTCATCAGATGACATGCAAGCCAAAATCGCAGAACTAGAGGCTGAGAAAAAAGACTTGAACTCAAGAGTCGGTGACATGGCTCGTAAAATGGGGGAACAAGAACGTGACCTTGAAGGTAAGTACCAAGAGTGGTACCAAGGTTTACAGACCTATTACGACGAGCAGCTTAGAGCTAAAGATGGAGCCATTAATACTCTCGAACAACGATTGATTGAAGCCGACGACGCAGACGGAGCCAAATTGGTTCTTGAAGAGAGACAACAACGTGAACAGGCGGCTGTTGCTGCAGAGCAAGAACGTAGAGACCAACAATTGCGAAGGCAAGAGGTTCTACAAGGTGCTATACAGCAAGCAGTTACTTCGTTTCCCGATGTTGATCCCAGTGCATTAAGTGGTGCTGCGACACCTCAAGAGGTTTGGAAGCAAGCTGGTGAATTAAGTGCGAAAGCACAGGAATCGAAACTCGATGAAAAGATGAACGCTTTGAAAGAAGAGTTACTAGCCGCAGTTAAACCCACTAGAGATGCCGAAGTACCTGCACAAGAAGAAGCTTCCCGTACACCGGGAACATCGCGGGGATCTGAAACTGCCTCAACGAGTAGGCGCGATGGCAGTAATGCTGCTCACGCAGGGCTAATTGAGCTGGAGGAAAGATACGAACAGGCCCGAAAGGGAAAGAAACTCGCAATGGCTGTTGCACTTCAAGGGGAAATAATCTCTTACAAGAGACAACACGGACTCCAATAATATAAAATTTGGAGGAATACCTAAATGGTAGCAGTAAACAGAGCCGATGACGGTGCTGCTGGTGGTATGAGGACTATATTTGATAGTGCCTATACTCAGAAGCAGAACGTGTCGGAATTCATTGATGCAATCGACCCTAGGGATATTCCACTACTCTCCATGTTGGGCATGGGATCAGAAGCAGGAACTGCAGTAGCAGGTGCTGATTCACTAGCATTCCCTTGTATTAACCCAACACACACATGGCAGAGTGATGAATTAATCCCTTCCAAAGCAACCCTAACAGGTGCTGACTCAGGTTCACCATATACTACAGTAACAGTTGGCACTACTGCCGTCAACTACTTTAACATTGGTGACCTTGTTGAATTAAATGGTACTTACGGTGAAATTTCAGCCGTAAATACATCCGGTGGTGCTTTCACCATCGTTCAGGCTGATGGTTCAGCCTCACTAGCAGCTAACGCTGTTGGTGATGTAGTATATAACCTTGGTAGTCTACGATTAGATGGTGCAGCATTTACGACCACTTACTCATCGACTGACCTAACTTCTGCATCAAACTACACTCAGATTTTCCACGACGCAGTATCAGTTTCTGGTACTTCCGAGGCAACTGAGAAGTTTGGTATAACAAACGAGTTCGACCGAGAATTCGCTAAGAAGTTCCAAGAGGTTGTAATTAAGCTTGAAAGAGCTGCTCACTATGGTTTGGCAAACAGCTTGCCATCCGACAACACTGACTTGACAAACGTAAGACGAATGGGTGGACTGTTCTCCTACATCCGTAATGATGCCACTGCAAACTTGCAGGATGCTTCTTCAGCCAAATTGACTGAGAAACTTCTTGTAGATTGTCTGCAAGACATCTGGGATGATGGTGGTAATCCAGATACTATCCTAGTAAACGCAACACAGAAGCGAGTTCTCTCCTCTTTCGCTAGCCCGTATGTACGGACTGACCGAAATGAGAACGCACTCGGTGTTATCGTTGGTACTTACGAGTCTGAGTTTGGTAACCTAGACATTGTTCTTGACCGATACGTTAAGCCAGCTGACTTGATTATCGTTCAGAAAGAATACCTAGGTATTGGTGCACTTAAGGGTAACGGCAACGACCGTTCATTCTTCACTACACCAGTTCCAGTTGACGGCGACCGACAGATTGCTACAATCACTGGTGAGTACACAATGGAAGTACGAAACGCGACTAAGGCCCACGGCTGGATTCACTCGTTGAGTACAACACTAAGTTAAAGGGGGAGGTGATATAAATGGGTAACACTGCAGAATCATATCGGTTCTTTGGTCACACTATGCCCAAGGTTGACGATCACTTTCGATTACCGATAACAGTACACATTCCCGGAAACTTGGCAGAAGATGAAGGCTACAGTGACCTCACCACTGGTGTTGTTGCTGCTTTCTCTGCTCCAGCTTCGGGATATATAGATATGTATGACTGGTACGTTGGAACCCAAGATGGGGGAACGGATACAGTAATACGACTTACTAATGCTACAACATCTTCATACTCTACGCTGACATTGTCAGCAGGTACTGACGGTGCTTTTGGCACGGCTATTGCAGCCTCTGATGAAACTTATTTCACAAAGGGTGACGTAGTTCAAGTCGATGTGCAGTCCTCACACGGGACTCACGCTGTTGATACAACGATGATCTTTCATATGAGAGTTTAGTATAGTTAGTTAGGGGGGATTAAGTTCCCCCCTGCTACTATAAAGGAAGTGAAAAATGTCAGGTGGAGTATCTCATGGGCACAATTTACAAAATTCTATGCCCTATATGGACAACTTAACTTTAGTGGCATCCGCTGCACGAACGGCAAGCGATACAACAACTGTGAGAGGACTTGCTCCATATACGAGTGCTTATTTCATGCTTGATGTTTCAGTAGCGGCCACAGAAGCAGGTGACAAACTTGCTGTATTTATTCAGCGAGAGATGCCTAATGGTGACTGGATGGATATTGTATCCTTTGCAGAAGTCTTAGGTAACGGGGGTGCAAAGAAATATCGTGCTGATGTATACCCCGGTGCTACAGGCGGTGAAACGTCTGGAACAATTAATGATGGTGCGTTGACAGCTGGTTCAGTTGCTGACCTTGCATGGGGTGATGCACTCCGTGTGAAGTGGACAGTGACAGATGCTAGCACGGATAACGCTTCATTTACTTTTTCAGTAACAGGGACGTTTAGAGTATAATGGCTGATAATACAACAGGGGCTGGTAACGTAGGTATTGCTGCTGGTAACACTGGTAGTCAAGAACAGTACGGTGGAAGCGATAACTTGTATGCTAAGTTTAAATACTCTGCTGTAGAGATTCAGAATATATACAGAAGAATAAGAAGAAGGCGATTAGCCTAGAGGAGAGGGAATGGCAGGAACGACAGCTTATCCCGGTGCGTTAGATGATAATACTAACCTTAATGAGAACCTTGCGGATAACGTAGATACCGTTGCTGCTGCTCACCAAAATAACCAGAACGCTGCGATTAAAGCAACACAAGCTAAAGTAGGTATTACTGCAAGTACTCCTACTAGCGCCAAAGTGCTTATTGGTGGCTCGTCAGCGGGAACAAGTGAATGGCAAACATTATCTGGAAACGCAACGATAACAAACGCAGGTGTAGTTAGTGTAACTGGGGGAACATTTAGTTCTACCCTCTACGTGAATGAATCTGCTAACGGTAGTATGACGCTCGGTGTAACGATTAACCAAGGCGCGAATGACAATGAAGTACTTGCATTTAAGTCAAGTGATATTGCACACGGGTATACTACAGGTGGTGAAACAGACACCTACGCAGCTTTCCAAAAATCTTCTGCTACATTAGGTGGATTAAAAATAACATCTATGGCAGAGGACGATGCAGAAGACCAAGTAACCCAAATACATTCTATTGGTGGTACTGCTATGACAACTAAGACTACATCTGGTGTAGGTCTTGTTGATATTTATGTAGCAGAGCACAATGGCTCTAACGCATTAGCAGATATTACAGCGGATGGAAACGTATTCTCTGTACGTGCTCGTGTTGGTAGTGCAGATGTTACAAGATTTCTAGTAGATGAAGATGCAGATGCGTATATTTTCGGTGATGCACATGTTACAGGTGCCTTAAATGTTACTGGTAGCCCAGACGCAAATGTTCTTTTACATTCACAGGTATTTTCTTAGGAGGAAATAAATGGCTACAATAACAAAAGCAAAATTAAGCGGTAGTACAGATGGTAAGGGCATTAAAATAGCAGCTACCTCAAGTACGGGCACCGCAGTACATACAGCAGTAGCAGGTACAACAGACATTGATGAAGTGTGGTTATACGCTGTAAATTCTGACTCAACTGATAGAAAACTTACAATTGAGTTCGGAGGAACATCTTCTCCGGATAACTTAATTGAACAAACTATCACAGCAGAAGCAGGACTTACCTTAATTTGTCCGGGACTTCCGCTTCAAAATGGTGCAGCAATTACAGCCTTTTGTGCAACTACAAACGTCGTAATGATTTATGGATTTGTGAACAAAATAGATATGTAATAGGTGATTAATGAGTACAAATCAATTTAGGTTGAATCCCAGTCAGAGTGTTTCAAACTTTAAAGGTCGGCACGAGTTAGCTCGTGCTTGGCCTTCCACAGCCGTCTCTACATGGCACAATGGGGGATTATTTGCCGGTGGTATTAATTGGGCGTATGGCACAGGTGGTGACACTACTGCTTCAGTTACAATTGATGGACAGGATTGGCGCTACCATATCTTTAATAGCTCTGGTACGTTTGACCCGACCGATGGTAATACTACTTATGGTGGCAAATACCCCGCCTATATAGAACTCTTCGTAGTCGGAGGTGGAGGCGGTGGTGGTGCTGCTAATACTGCCAGTGCTCCCGGTGCAGGTGGTGGTGGAGCAGGATCAGCTAGAGAGTTCACTGTTGATGAAGATGCTCCTGAGAACACAGGCATGTTACTTGCTAACCATTCTGATAACGTAACAGTTACTATCGGTGCTGGAGGTAACGGAGGTGCTTGGAGTTCTGTATCTGTAGCTGGAGGAGATACTTCAGTTACTTGTTCCAGTGCTACACCTACTGGTAGACGTGGGGGTGGCGGCGGTACTGCAGGACAAGGTGTTTATGACACTATGGGTGGTCCCGGTGGTAGCGGTAACAGCAGTTCTCCACTGGTAGATGGAGAAGAAGGTAGTGGAGGCGGTGGAGGTGGTGGAACATCCGCCGCTTACGGTTCTATTACCATTCACAATAATGGTGGAGTAGGTGGAAACCGAACCAGCTACGGTGATTCAGTCGGTTCACCAACTGGAGGACATAACGGAGCACACGGTGCTAAAAATGACCCCGGTGGTGCTAGGTCACAGGGAGGTGCCGGAGGTTCCGCTGGAGGAGCACCTCAAACTGGTGGTACTGGTACATACTCTAGTCAAGGAGTAACAAACACTTGGACAGGATCTAACGTATATTACGCTTGTGGAGGCGCTGGATTAATGGGTGGCGATTCTTGGGGAACTTCAGATAATATTAATAGCACCTACAATGGTGTGACTGCAAATTCAACTGCTGGTAGTGGTGCTGCTGGTGGTGCTAATACAGGTAGTGGAGGAGGTGGTGGTAACCACACGAGTACTTCTGCTGCTAAAGGTGGTTCTGGTATAGTTATAATAAGGTATAAAGTATAATGGCAGAATTTGTACAACTAAATGATGATAACGTAGTTATACAATGTATCATTGTAGCAGATAAGGATGCTCCGGATGAGGCTACAGGTATTGCATTTTGTAAAAGTCTATTTGGCTCTGATACTACTTGGCTAGAAACAAAAGAGGACCTAAGCTTTCGTGGACAGGATGCTGGAAAAGGGTACACGTATGATTCATCTAATAACCAGTTTGTTCCCCCGCGTCCTTTAGATAAAGATGGACAGTCATGTGCTTCATGGACGTATAACTTTACGGAGTATGATTGGGACCCACCAATTGCATTACCCTCAGACAGCCTTACAGCTTTTATGAAGGGTGGTGGAAATCCTGTAGGTGATAAGCTTGCTGATAAGGCACACCCCGCAGGAGAAGCTACTACAGCTGAATGGAGAAAAATAGTAGGAGGTCCTTTTAAAACTTATGATTGGGATGAAAGTCTATACCAGTCTGACAATACAAAAGGTTGGGTAGAAACTGGAACAGTGAACAATACACCAGATGATTGGGAAGAACCCTCATAATGTCTACACAACGTGAAGCTATCGCACGAATTGAAGAACAATTAGAAGATGTGATAGAGCACGTTCGGAGAATAGAAAAGAATACTGCAATTACTAACGGAAGGATTAGCAGTTTGGAAAGATGGAGGGCTGGTATTGTAGGAGGGGGAACCCTGCTTACAGCATTGGCCGGTAGTAGTGCCGTATGGGTGCTGATTGGAGCGTAGTCAATGCCGATGCTTAATGGAAAGAAGTTTGCCTATACAAAGGCTGGAAAGGCTTCATATGCAAAAGCTAAGAAACGGAAAGATCGGAAGAAGACTATGAGAAAGAGTACAAAGAGGAGTTACTAATGCCTAAAGGTAAAGCTGGTGGAAAAGCAAAGAAAATACGGCGAGTAAAAGCGAAGGCAGCCGCAAGAAAAAGAAAAGATACACCTGAAACAATATTTGAGACTCGGCCACCACCTCAGTATGAACGACCCATTAACAGAGAGATTCCTAAAAAATGGCAAGGCTGGTTGAAAGACAATACGACACATGGCATATTGAATCCCGGTAAACTCCCTCATTAATGCCGAAGAAAAGTAGGAGGCTATGACAGAAGATAAGAAACCCCGTGGATGGTACGGACAGCGTGTAAAAGAACTGGACGTAGAATTCAGAAAAATTAGAGAAGATCTAGAGCAATTGTTGCGAAACTCCCCTGAAATAGAAGGCTTGCTCAATCATCCTATCATCCGCGAGTATGAACATTGGGAACAAAGAATACGACGGATAGAACAATCGCAACAGTCGTTAATTCATACACAACAGCAATTGGATTCATTAGTAAGACGCGCTGAAATTGCTGCAAGATCCTTAGAGAAGAGTCAGGGGAGAGGAGCGCGTTAATGAGTAGACACCATTCCCTTGCGGATTTGAGGTCGGATATTACTACTGAGTTGAGAAACCCTACTACGGCATCTCGGTATACCGATGCAGAAATAGACCTTGCTATACGCAGGGCAACTAACTATCTATCTGAGTACTTCTGGTACGAAGACAAAGATACAACTAAAAGCTTTACAACTGGTACATTTCAGTACACATACAACGACCCTGTAAAAGATATATACCGTGTAGACTTTGTGGATTCAGCTACGAGTCCACCCCAAATTGCGTCTGACTGGTATGAGGAAAAGAATATAGCAGGGACAGACCTATACTTCCTAGAGAGTCATACGGCGAGCGCCACTATACACGTATGGTATGAGCGTCACCCTACTCCGTTCCCCTCTGACTTGACGATGAACGCAAGTATTAATGATTCAGTGACTTCTATTCCCATCTCATCTGGTACTAATACTATTGATTGGCCCGCTACAGGGTACTTAAAAATTGATAACGAGGTAATGTCGTATAGTGCTATTACCCGTACTGCTTCTCCTGAAACATTGACAGTAGCTAGAGCAGCAATGGATACTGCTGCCGCCGCACATAATACATCATCTCTTCTTTCTTTCGTTAACTTAGTTGAGAAAGAGATATTCTTTGATGGTGTCCGGGATATTGCTATTGCGTATCTAAACCGTATGCGTATTGTTGATGCGCCTTCTTCTGATATAGGTGGAAACATTACAGTCATGCGAGAGATTATGGATTCACTACGACCGTGGATACGTGAACATCGTATGCGATCTAAGCGACCCGCCAAGCCAATGAGGAATAGAGCTAGACCTATGCGTTACAGGAAGCGAGGCGTAAGGGGGTAGTGAATGGCTGTACTAGGTGAATTTGTATATGGTACCGAAACGTATGCTGCTTCTATTGGAGATAGAGACCAAGCAGGGGTAACCCATAACATCGTTATGGACAACGTAGGTCTTATGACTACTGGTGTTCCCACTCGCTCTGATATTACTTCTGCTATTCCACGTATATCTATTGGTTCTGAACAGCGACAACACACAGACTTTTCTGAGCGAGATACGTTTGGACAGAAGAGTTATCATCATGGATTTGGTGAGAGCGAGTTCTCTGATAGAGCAAAATTTTATAAGTCAGAAGGTGTTTGGTCACTTACTCCAAATCAACTAACTCTTGGACCATATATAAATCAAGTAGAAGGTAGTGATATATTCTCAGATAGTTCTGATGGATCTAGTGCATTTGAAGACTCAAATGGATTTATTGTTGCACATGCAGAGTTTCAAGGAATTACGTACCTATTACAGCAAGGTGATGATGGTGACTATAACAAACTATGGTATTGGAGTGAGACACATGATAAGTGGCTTAAATCTGCTGCAACAGCTGGCATGAGCACAAACGATGCACATCTTCCATCAGACTTACAAGAGTTTGGTACTGGTGCAAACAAGAATCTATATATTGCACAGGGTGAATCTGTTAATATGCGAAGATTTAATTCAGATTTGGCTACACATGCAGATAATGGAGTACCCGCCAAGTTTCTTGCATCCTTTAACGGTAAGTTGTGGAGAGCAGATAACGTAAATGAAATCTATTATTCATCAGATCCTCACAGTGACGGAAGTGCTACATGGACAGCTCCGAATGGGTTAAATGATGGAACTATTGGTGATTCTATTTATCCTATTAATGGAATGGTAGTTCATAAGAGTGCTTTATGGGTTGGAAAATATGATGGAATATACCGTATTTATAACTCAGCACAAGACACAGCTACTGAAGTATGGCAAGTTGAGAAAGTCATAGATCTTACTCACAACTTAAGTGAGTTTAATGGTATCGCTATGATGAGCTTCGGAGGTGATTTGTACTTTACTGTTGATAGAACGCTAGGTAAGTTTGACGGTGCAACTATCTCTTACATGGGACCTGATAAAGGTGCTAACGCTCTGCAAAATTCCTTTCAACAGAAATCAGTATTCGATTCAGCTCTACCTACAGATATAAATACAGAGCCAAGATCTCAAGCATCCGGAGTTGTTGGTGTTGTTCGATCACTTACTAATGATGGTGAGAATGTTATTGCTGCTGTAGATACTGGTGGTGATGTAACAGGTGGCTCTGGACAAGAATCTCGTGTCATGGTATGGAACGGCTCTGGTTGGCACTCTATTTATTCTACAAATGAATGGAACTCTACCGCACATGAAGGTGGTGATTACCGCACAAGATTTGTTGCCTTTGTAGGAAGAAAAGGGAACTCTGGCTATGAAAATTATCCTAATATTATTATAGGTAATGAAGCAGTTACCAACGCTGAAGAAGATGGTGTAGAAAAGAATGACCGTATTCTACGAATGTATCTTTCAAGGTGGGGTTCTAATCTCTTAGATGATATAAATCCTAGCACAAATGTAAACAATATTGCTTTTAGAAATACAGGTTATCTAATAACTTCATGGTTTGATGGTGGACTTCCTGATGTAGAGAAAACCTTTTTTGATGTTATGGTCACAGCAAAAGATATTGGATTAGGTACAGCTAATAATAATATTAAGGTTGAATACCAAGTCGATGACATAGGTACAGATACTACTGGTTGGATTGAATTACACCAATCTAGTACCATTGGTGCTTCAGATAATGATTTAATTACTGTGTCACCTCTACAAAAACTCACCTTTCCGGACAATGGAAACCTTGACAAGTCTATTTATGCAAAAAAGATTAGGCTAAAATTTACGTTAACTCGTGCAACTACTGGCAGTGATGCTGTAAGAGAAACTCCTATATTAAAGTCATGGGGCTATCACTTTGTTGTACGTCCTGAATCTCGGTATGGTTGGAACCTTACTGTTAAGTGTTACGATAACCTTATTGACTTGCAGAGAAGGCAAGAAAGTAAAAATGCACAAGAACTAAGACAGTACCTATACTCCTTGCGAGACCAGAAGATTCCTATTATCTTCCACGATGGTACAGAGTTGGATCAAATTAAAAACAAAGTTACTAATCCTTCTATGGAATATCTAACAGGTGGAGATGGAACTGCACCAGTTGGTTATACCAGTGGTGGTGGATTTACAAACGCTATCTCTGATGGAGATGAATACGATGCAATATCTACATCTTCAGCTTACAGAGCACATGGATTTAGATCTTTAAAGCTACAACCAGACTCAGCAACAGGAGATGCAATTTGTAATATGGGAACATTTGACCTTCTCAAATATGACAACGTGTTTGCTGCAGCAAATATATGGGTACCAGAGGGAACAGATAACGTGTACTTACAAGTAGTTAAGACTTCAGATAGCTCCATACTGGCAGAAACGGAGTTCACTCCAATGACTGCTTCTGGAGATTTCGGAGATATATACTTAGCAAACCACACTAGATGGGTACGAAAAACACTGTTCGCAGAGAATATTCCAGCAGCGGCTAACTATACGTTTAGAGTTATACGTAAGTCTGCGGATGCTGATACTACTGCACCTTTCTATGTTGATACAGTAGAGTTCTCCAACAATGGACCTAACAACTTAAAACGAGTAAACTATGACTATGTTGATGGGGATCAGCTACGATGTAGATGGCTAGGCACACCCCATAACTCTGAGAGTGTCCGTCAATCAGGGTATCAGGTGTATATCACCGGGATGTCTGAGTCGTTACGATACCCAGAAGTAAAGGAAAATATTACAAGCTTTGATAGTGAGATAACCCTAGCACTTAGAGAGGTATCATAGTGGGCGGCATCAAGCCAATAAAAAGTCTTAGAGGTAGGAGACAAGCTTCTCAACTACCTAAGATGCCCCGTACTTACATACGTACAACAACTGATAAGGTTGTTCGAGATAGGCGTAGACCAACTATTCAGTTTGGAGTAGATGAACTTGAACAACGTGCTGTACCAAAAGAAGGTGCACTAGGTACTGCTACCTTACCTGAAAGAATACTATATAAAAAACTGTCCGAGCTATATAGAGGAACGAGCCGTTTTATATTCCAGAGAACTGAACGTGGTGGTAGGAATCTTATTGGAGGGTTTATTATAGACTTTCTCTTAATTGATAGAACACCGAACATTGCACTCGAAGTACTGGGTGACTACTGGCATCAAGCATATGAAAAACAAGCTGATTTAGAAAGAGCTTTAGCAGTAACAAGAGCTGGTTATACCTACCATGAAATATGGGAACATGATATCTATGAAAGTGATGAGAAGCTTGAGACAATCCTGTATGGTATAATGGGAAATAGAATATAGCTAGGAGGCTATCATGACGTACAATCAATACAAGGGTTCAAAGGGCTGGATGCCCGACATCGACCACATAGGTACTACTATGTACGGTTACACAGATGTTCCCCCCGAAACCATGAAACCTATTGCAGTTATTAACCATATCATGCAGGGGTATGCAAGAACTATGATTGATTGGGCTACGAATAATAGCGTACAGAAATCAGCACACTTCATTATTGACAGGGAAGGAAACATTACTCAGACAGTGAGTATATACTCTCCTGCTTGGCATGCTGGTCGTACTGCTAAAGAATCGTGGAAGTCATTTCCCGGTGGTAACCCGAATAAGTATACTGTGGGTATAGAGCACGAAGGATTCAGCGTAGATCCCGGCTACGGTTATGATTATATTTATGATGGTAGTTGGCCTGAAGCTATGATGGATGCATCAGCTAAGGTACATAAGTGGATACTGGGGGAACTAGGCTTAGAGGCTAATGACCAGACAGTTATCGGACACTTTGAAACGGATGCTGTTAGTCGTGCTAATGATCCCGGTCCTCAGTGGAGTAGAGAAGATTTACTTAGTAGGATTAACGGGGGTGAGGGTTCAAGTAGCTCTCAACCATCTGTAAGTTCCGATGAACTTGCCAGTATAAAAGAACGACTAGACATACTAGAAGAATGGGTCCAGTCACATAGGGCCTTTTAATCGTCCTTGATTGCGCCGAGAGTAATCTTGTTATCTTTTTCAATATATGCATCATAGTATGACCCTCTCCAGTCTACTGGTACCTTGTTATTGTCAGATAATCTAACAAAAAGGTCCATACACTCTTCGGAACAGATGCTAGTGTAGAACTCTGATTCATCTCTGGAGATACGGATTGAACCGTCAACCGGCTCTATACCACAAAAGGTACATGGTCCTTCAACAATATCAAGATACTCAACTTTTAGCATCCAGCTCCTTGAAATTATTTTTTATCTATGGTATAATTATATCATGAAACTCGTGACTTTGAAAGCTGACAGTGATGTTCAGCTGTTCCCAATAGGGGACGTACAGTATGGGCCACCCGCTTGTGATATCAATGGATTCCAACGATGGATAGATTATGCAATGTCGCATAAGAATCCAAAGTTTATAGGTACTGGGGATTACATTGACTTGGGCAGTCCATCAAATAGAAACAGTATCGTTGCTGAAGTAAAGAGGGGGAACCTTTACGACACTATTCAACAAGCGTTGGATATGAAGTCAACGGAGTTCCTCAATACAGTTAAGGACATTCTGAAACCCACACAAGGAAAATGGTTAGGTCTTGTTGAGGGTCATCACTATTGGGAGTACGAAGATGGTACGACTACAGATGAGGAATTGGCTAACTATCTAGGATGCGAATTCCTAGGTACTTCAGGTATTGTTACCATGAAATTCCCACGCATTAAGAACGCAACCCCATCATGCTCTATATGGTTACACCACGGTAGAGGTGGAGGTTCGTCTATTGCCGGGCCAATTACTCAGTTGGAAAAGATGTTACATGCATTTGATGCAGACATATATCTTATAGGCCACCATCATAAGAAGATAGCGACGAAGGTACAAAAGCTGTATGCAAGTAGTACAAAGAAGCTGGCGCACAAGGATGTTATCCTAGCGTGTACAGGAAGTTGGTTGAAGGGATACATGGAAAATTCTTCCACATATGTTGAGAAGGGTATGATGTCCCCCGCCGCATTAGGCGGAATTAAAATAGATATCAAGACGGAAGATGCGTCTGTTGATATGGATATAGTACTGTAGGAGGTACAAATGTTTGAGAAAGAAAAATTGCAGGATTTAGGAGAACGCTGTGTGATGACATTTGCTCAGGCTTTTCTAGGTATCGTTGCTGCTGGCCCTATGGTTGGTATGGATGTTGAGCCTATGAAAGCAGGGGCTGCTGCAGGTGTTGCAGCTGTGTTGTCAGTGCTTAAGACTTACGTAGCACAGCACTCAGGTGATAAGTCAGGAAACATATTAAAGTAATATGGAACAAGTTGAGATATCTCCCGACGAATTGATACTGGCTTATGGTGAGTTAGGTATCCAATGTCGAATGTTGGAACAGAAGGTCAAGTTACAAAACGAGATGATTGCAGAGCTAGAGAAAAAACTAGAGTTCTATGATAATAAACTATGGGATGACTCAGCGCCAGAAAACAATCTGGCCTAGCTACCAAATCAAATCATCAATAAGTTGTCTGAATTTAACTAGATGTTCCATTGTATTAGGTATTTCGTCACGAGACCTTGCTAGATAAGCAGGGTGATATAGGGGCATAATATATGTTGGATGTGTGGAGTCCCACCACCCCCGACGTATATGCCCTTGTATTTTTCCTATTCCGCCCTTGTTTGGAAAGTCAATAAACTTGTTGGTAGAGAACCTACCGAAAGTAATCACACCCTTTGGTTTAATAAGTTTTAATTGTTGATCGAGCCATGGTGCACATGCATCTATCTCGTGCTGCTTGGGGTCAGGGTTACCATCACCTACCCAACACTTCACCATGTTTGTTATATATGTGTCTGCTCTGGAGTATCCTGCATCTTGCAGTATCTTTGTAAGGAGTTGCCCCGAATAACCAATGAACGGTTTACCTGTGCGGTTCTCTTGATCACCGGGAGCTTCTCCTATAATTACTATATCAGCGTTTACAGGGCCTTCACCTGCTACGCCAAATGTCCTATTGTTGTGTAATCCACACTGGCGACAGGCTCTAATCCTATTCTCTATATCAGATAAATGGGTGGTTGATTGGTCTCCTACGCTCATACAATGCCTTTCTATTCATCAGCTTGGCCCATGTGCCAAACGTCATTTCTTTTGGTTTCCCCGCCAAAAGTTTTTCATAATCTTTTACTAACATTAGATATGGATCACCCCCTATATTTCGCAAGCATCTCCATCACAGTATAGGTCTGCCTGTTTATCGCCATCACCAATAGCTGATAGTACTAATGGTTGTAGGTTTTGTTTCTTAGCGTTGTACTCCTCTTCGGTAATACTTTCGTATGGAGCCTGTTGGTATGCACCAGTAGGACTGAGGGGTAGGAACGCTATATCCTTTACCTTGTCCTTACTCCAGTTAATCATCTCTGTTAGTTGTTCAGGTCCGTATTCTTCTTTGTCGAACTTAACAGTAGCACTCACTGCATTGTCTGCCCAGAATCTAGCTACATCAGCTATCAACTCTAGGTGTTCCATAGGCTGCACATCTGCTTCAGAGCGTACACCTACACCTGCATCTACAGGGAATTCTACTACTACGGAGTTATCAGGGTCGATTACAGCAGGTTCTACGTGGTACCCTGCAGCCTGTAGTGGCTCTACAAGAGGGCTGTTATCAGCTAATGTGACACGTCTGATATGGAATCGTCCCTCTACATTGTAGTGAATACCGGGAGTTACACCGGCTACGAGGGATACCGTACCACTCGGCTTAACAGATGTCCTGCGTATACTCGTAGGTACATCAAACCACTGGGAATAGATTCGATCATAGTCACCACTCCAATGATATCCATGGTCCATCCAATCCTTAAGCACTTCGTTACCATGCTTACCTACGAACTGTGTGATACCAGTAAGGGACAAACCAATACGCCTGTTGTTTGCCATAATCTCTCTGGATGTTTCATCCTCTATGTTAGCAGAGGCGAGAGTGACAGTCTTACCATACAGGTAAGCGAACTTAATAACTCTTCTGAACTCTTCCTTGCTTTTGATATGCGGCAAGTAGATTTCAACAAGCGTACACATTTCTTTGTGTCCTAAAGGCTGTTCCCCACATGGGTTAAAGCCTAGTGCATGTTCATCCGTTGTATCTATTATACCATTCATTCGTCCATAGTTATGTACGTTATCTAACCAAGCAAATCCTGGCTCACCATTGTGCCATGTGCGTTCAGCTAATTTGCTAACGTCCGACTCAGGTGTTATGAACACGCTGTTGTTAGATGCCCACCCATAATCTATGCGCTCAGGGTACTTGTTGTAATCCTTTAGGTCTATGAATGTCTCATCATCCTCTTGACCAAATGCTATCTCAGCAGAACGTCGAACATTCCCTGCAATAACACAGCGGCCTATCATGTTTGCTAGGTCTACTATCTCTCTGGTACCTAGCTTCTCATCAATCTTATTGTCTAGTACCGTTCGGATACTATGATGCAGCTGGCGTAGAGGGTCAGGCCCACTAGCAATACCACCAAATCCATTAATCGGTTCCCCCTTTGGTCGTATGTCCTTGTAATCAAATTCGATTGTAGCCATACGTTCCGTCATGAGATACGAGTTTATGAGTAGCTCAACTGACTTGACCCATCCTTCTCTTGTATCAGGAATTGTTATAATAGCCTTAGTCTTCTTTGGTTTGTTAATTGTAAGGATATCTTTACCCTCAGTATCAAAGCCCACACCTACACCGAGCATACTCATGTGCATTATCCATGAGAAGAATGATCCTTTTTCTTTATAGATATGCTTAGATGAAATGAACGCACAGTTTTGTAGACACTCAGATACCCCTCTGTTCATTACAAAGTCAGTACCCATCATCCATAAGCCACGGCCCGGAGGTGACCACTTCATCCTGAACATAAGGTCGAACGCTTCTTGTGCTGAACGCTGTGCCTTATCAGAATTCCATGACTCTTTAGTCATATGATCTTGTTGTATCTGGTACATGCCATTGATGACACGCTCACATACATCATGCCACTTCTCTAAACCCTGTGTCTTAGGGTTATCTGACCGTGAATATGTGCGTAAGAAGACTACTTCACCTAAACCATTCCAACCAAATTCAGGTTGTTTATCTTTATATGTGTCTAGGAATTGTTGGTTTAAAGCGAAAACGGTCATTGCGCCCTCCTTGGCGTAGAAAAATGGGATGAGAATTCAGTGGGAAATACTGATTATTCTAATTATAACATATAATTGTTTCGGGGATGTTTCGTAGTTATTTCGTAGGTGTTGCGAACTTGTCTAGTTCATCAGCATACACCTTCAAGAACTCATTAGTATACAGGTTTGATACTTCACTAACGGTCTGCTCAATGATATTCACAGCATCTTCTCGTCTACCTGATGGTGTTTGTTCTATAATCCAGTCGTGTATATCTCCCATTCGTACATGTATTAACTCGTGTATAAGTGTCTTGGTAAATCTATCTAGGTTTGTTACAAGGTCTTGCTTAATTATTATTGTTGCTTCTCTATAGTGTGGTATCCATGATGTTGTTGCATCTATTCTTTTATCTTTCTCTGGCTTAGAAGGTAATACTATATTGATTACCCACTGTGGTTCTAACCCCATCTTATCTACAATAAAATTAGATAGGTCTATAAACGCTTTCCATTCTGCTTTAGTGACACCTAACTCCGATGGTCCATCAAGTCTTGGCTTGGTTCCTCTGGATGATCTCCATAAAACGTAGTCTTTGATATTAAGAATTTTGGCTTCTCCTCAAATTTAAACACTGGGTTGTCTTCTACTATTAATCGTTCAAGCAATCCTTTCTCTATAAGGCGTATGTTTCTTTCAAACTCTTCTTTAACTTCTTCAAGATCATTAGAAGAGTACATTATATACGAGTTACCTAAATCTTGATTAGGGCTAAACGTTAGTATATGATCATGTCCTGTATCTTCTTGGTGCTTGTATAACCTAGCATATGTAGTAGTTATGTTGACACTGAACAGAGGCATCTTGGATATATGATGTATCAAAAATCCCATGAATGCATCTATATTTATAATCTGTATAGAGAAATCTACATCTCCAAAGAGAACAAATACTATATCATGTAAGCCATCTTTAGTTTCTACGTCAGGAGGACGTGATATCTCCATCAGAGGTGGGTGATTGTAGTGACTCTTGTTCTTCCACATGAAGGAGGAACTCGGAAGGTAATCGTCTGGTTTGATTGTTCGGGTTTCTGACATTCTTTGTTAAGTGATTGTACACCTGTGTCTTAATCACTTCTCCTACTTTGCTATCGTTTAGTACATCTTTCTGGTCTAGTATAGATGTATTCTCTGTTTGACTTTCATGTAACTCTACGAGCAATGCCCTAGGTATTTTGATAAATGCCACAGGCAATCCTTCTACTAATTCATATACAGGATCAGTTGGATCTAGCACCCACTTCTGTCCTGTCTCATCTTCTACTATTAATTGAGATACCATAATATTTCTTCCGCTGTCTTCTCTCCCACGCCTTTAACTTGTGTCAGTTCTGTCTTCTCTGCATTGGCAAGATTCTTTATACTACCAAATTCATTTAGGAGCAACTGTGCCATCTTCGGCCCTACTCCTCTCATACCCATAAGAACTGTCCACTTAGATTGTGACCTAGGGGGAACGGCAAACGGTTTAGGAGACAACGCCAGTGTGCTGTGCTCACTTCTAGTTTCATACTTGTACAGACTAAGCAGATGAAAGGGCAGATACCAATCACTAGGATTGTACTCCACTCGTACTGCATGGGACTGTATCGTGCG